CTATCGTGCCGTAGGGCCAGATGTCAGGGCCCTCAAGACCTTCCAGCTCCCGGTACCGACGCCGGCCCTGTTCGGAGAGCGGTTTGTATAGACTTGATAACCCGCACTTTTTCTTCCTGCGAAATGATTACAGGTATCCAGGTATCCACCTTGAGAATTGTTGTATTCGTTCCGGAGGCTGACCGCGTCTCCGATGTAGATCTGTGAGCCGACAGCGCCGAACAAAATGACCCAATCGAGAGTTTTGTGACCGGTTTTTTCCACTCCGCGATTCGCCTTTTCGGCGGTGGAGACGTTGTAAAGCTCTGGTGCAGCGGCGTAATTGTTCGTGTCGAGGTAACCGCCGCCGTTTTTGTCGCTGTATCCCGGACCGTCTCCGTACAGATTCAATAGTCTGATGGTGTCGCCAGAGCGCACCCTGTCACCGTCTGGCTTACCCGTTGCGGATCCGATCAACCAAGTGTCGATAGGGCCTTCTTTTTCTGGTGATAGAACGGACACAACATCGTACTTGGCCCCGGCTTCCTTGGACTCGTCATAGACCGAGAGATAGCCGCCGTTCCAATCCGCATAACCGTTGAGAAAGCGGACTTTGTCACCATATTTGAGGACATCGGCCTTGGGCTCAGTGTTGAGCGTTTTCTTCTCGACGCTGACGTTGAATGAGCCGCTGTTGTTCCCGTAATCTCCGGCCAAATCATTGATGAGAAAGGTGAGTTCTCCGTCGGTCGGTACTGTCCAGCGGAACACTCCGTTATTGATCGGGGTGAGATAGTCATCGCCGATCTTCATCAAGAGCGCACCGACAAGTCCGTCCGGATAAACCAACCCGGCTGGCTTGTACGAACCCACGAGACTCTCATCCCCTTGAGGACCGTAGGCCCTGCCTGAGCCTCGCTCCACCCAGCCCGAGGCGATAATCGTAATGACGTCTCCCTTTTTGACCTTGAAACCGGTCTTTTTGCCGCTCTCCAGCTTCGCATCGACCGTGCCGGACCAGATATCGGGTTGAGACATGGTGAAGCTCCTTTTCTATAGTGATTTTCCGTGGCATTGGCCGGGAGGCAACAGCGTTTTTCCGCGTTGTGACCTGCGTATTCACTAGTAAAGGAACCCTCGTTTCAAAGGTACGAACTGGCTAGCTCCATGCTCATACTGACAGTTTGGGATCCCTTCCCGCAGGTCGTGAACTGAATATAGGGGCTGATTTTGAGCTGTCAAAAAATCAGGCTGTATCGTTAACAATTGTCCGTTTCTGGCGGCAAGCAGACGATCACCTTTGTGGTGTTTTCCTGCCACGTGGCTGTCTTCGGCGTCGCGCTCATTCTAATGCTTCATGAATAGTTGGCTTACAAGGCCACTTTTATGGCGTGCAAAGGTAGTTTGACTGTCATTTCTGACAGTCGCGCGGGGTGGCCGCTCACGCTAAGGTCGGGGCTGTAGACAGCTGCTCAACCCATATCTAATTAAGAAGAGTGAAAGGAATGAATGTAGTGGTCAACTAATCCCGGACACGACGTTAAGTTTTTTCTCGGCCTGAGCTGGGGCCAGTCCGTTGTTGAATTGGTGCGGTCTAATCCAGTTGTACCGATGCATCAGGTAATGACTGATGTCGCGGTGCGCTTCTTGAGCTGTCATGTAGCCCACGGTCGGTATCCATTCAGTTTTCAAGCTGCGAAACACACGCTCCATCGGCGCGTTATCCCAGCAGTTTCCACGACGGCTCATGCTTTGGCGCATGCGGTAACGCCAGAGCCGTTGGCGAAACTGGCGACTGCCATATTGCGAGCCCTGATCCGAGTGAAACAGAAGCCCTTGAGGCCTGCCACGCTGTTCGTAAGCCATGTCCAACGCCTTGATGACCAGATCCGCATCCGGCTTGTTCGACAGCGCCCAGCCCACCACTCGGCGCGCGTAAAGATCCATAACGACAGCCAGGTAATGCCATTTCCCTTGAGCCCAGATGTAGGTGATGTCGCCACACCAGACCTGATTCGGCGCCGGCACATCAAACTCTCGATTCAATATGTTCGGAATGTCAGGCCGCTCAACCGTCGCTTGTTTGTAGGCATGTGATCCAGGTTGTTTACTGACCAACTCCAGTTCCCGCATCAGGCCTCGCACCTTGAACCGCCCAATTTGCTCGCCGTCTTCCTGCATCATCGACACGATGCTGCGGCTACCGGCGGCGCTTCGACTTTGCGTAAACAGTTCGTTAACCCGGCTGCGCAACCGAAGCCGCTCAACGTCTGGAGTTCGGCGCCTGAGACGATGGGCGTAGTAACACGAACGAGTGACGTCAAAGACTGCGCAAAGCCAATCAACCGGCTCTTGGGGGCTCAGTTGATCAATCAGCGCGTGCGCTCGTGCTCTTCCGACATCAAGAGCGCGGTAGCCTTTTTTAAAATGGATTTCTCCCGCTCAAGTCGAGCGATTCGAGCTTCCAATTCCTGGATTTTCTGTTGCTCTGGCGTCAGCGCTTTACTCTGCGGAGTAACGCCAGTGCGCTCCTGCTGAAGCTGATTAACCCAGCGGCGCAACGCGGACTCAACCACACCAAGCGAGCGGCTGGCTTCGATATGGCTATAGCCTTGATCGAGCACGAGGCCTGCGGCCTCGCGTTTGAATTCAGCGGAAAAAGAACGACGTTGTTTGGTCATCAGACACCTCTATCTGGCGAGCATTCTCGCCTAAATGGGTGTCCGGTTTCATTAGACCACTACAGAGCAAGGCCGAAATCAAGGCTATGACCGACGCCCTTGGCCCAGTGGCCAAGGAGGCCTGGAAGAAAAAACTCGAAAAGGAAGGGAAGAAAGAGGACTAGAGCGTATGCGCAAGGGCCTTATGATCTGCTAGTGCCGCCCACCGTGTAGACGCGACCTGGTGTTCCAGCTGCGCCTAATTGGCAGGATTTAGAGGAGGTGTGATTCAGATCATTTCCCACATTGCACATGCAGGGGCCTGTAAGGGTTGAGATCCGAGTTGGAGGGTATGCTATTGGCTGGAAGCTGCCTATTGAAGGTTGCTCCGTAACTTGAGTTTCGAAGTCGCACCAGTGATGTCGAGGGCAGGGTTGCGGAAATGACCGAAAAGATGCGGAAACGATCCATGAAAAGAGGCGCAAAATTTCTGAATGCCAGAAACGACAAAGCCCTGAATAATCAGGGCTTTGTCGATACAAAATATGGCGGAGGCGATGGGATTCGAACTCATGGACCTGTTACAGTCGACGGTTTTCAAGACCGATATGCAAAGCCAATGAAACCGGGGCCTGTAGCCGCTTTTCGTTAAGATACGTTTATTTTTTGACACCTCTACAGCCCGCATTCTACAAGGGGCGGATTTTGAGTTTTGTAACGGTTTTTGGGGCTATTTCGATGGCTTGGCAATGGCGCCAATCCGTCGATAGACGCGCTCGGTAATGTCTCCTTTGGTGTGCCCCAAGAGTAGGCTCGCATCGCCGACGTCGAGGATTTCCGACGCCGCTTTCGGCCTGATGTCTCTGAACTGGAAGCCTCCGATTTTCTCAGCCAGCTGAACATCGCCTTTTTCTTCAGCTTCTTTCTTGGCCCTTTCTCTGGCGTCGTCCCATCGATCGCGAAGCATCTTCGCTGTCATCCGCTTGCCGCGTGCGCTCACGATCAAATAGCTGCAAATGTGCTGAGCATTGCGCTCGGCCATTTTTCCGATCAACAAGCCCAGACTGTTTGGCTCATCACCGTCAGTTATCTGGATACGCAGCTTTTTGTGTGTTTTGTTCTGCTGCACACCCAAGTAATTTCCCTCGACATCGTCCTTCCTCATGACCAGGACATCTGCCGGTCTTTGCCCGGTCAGATAGGCCAAGTCCATCGCGTCCTTCAGCTCTTGAGCTGCCTTCATGTAAACAGCATCCCAAACCACATCATTTGCGTAATAGTCCCTCGGCGTTTCCTTGTTTTTTCGCACGCCCTGGCAGGGATTTTCTTTGGTCGTCAGTCCCCATTCTCGAGCAATGTTGAAAACGTGGGAGAGGGTGGCAATCTCGCGATTCGCTCGAACCTTGGCGGTCCGCGCGTCGCGGTACCCTGCGATAGTTGATGGGGTGATTGAGTCGATGGGAGCGCTGTCGAACATGGGCCGAAGCTGCTTGATCTCCGCCAAATTGTCCTTCTGTGTCCTTGCCGCTTTCTTCGATACGATGTCGCGGATATATCGGTCGAAAATGCCTTTCATGGTGCGCAGATCAAGCGGCTTTTCTTTCGCCTCCAGCTCCGCCCATTTGACCCGGGCCAAGTCCAGATCCTTGCCCAGCGGGATCGCCTTGCCTGTCATATCCAGATAGTAATAGGCGATCCAAACCTTTCCGCTTTTTCGTGTTCGTGTCCACTGGTACATCCGAGGCGGCAAGCTGCGTGTGTCGGCCTTGCGGGGGCGCATATCAATTCACTCGCGAGTAGTCTGGTGTCCATACCGGTGCTGCCGGCGGCGGGTTCGGATCGGCAATCGTAGGGCTGATCATGCCCAGCCTCATGCGGGCATACATACGGCCTACCAGCGGGCGCTTGCCACGGCTTTCGACGAACACCCACTGGCGATCAATCAGCCAGCGGCGTTGGTAGGCCCGGGCCTTGTAGCCGGTGAGTGCGGCCAGTTCCTCGTCGGAGAGGATTTCTGTTTCCATTGTGATGCTCCATGCCGCGCGTGGCGGCATAAGGTGGTTATTGGGTGGCTTTCCTGATCGCGGCCCGAGCGTCGAACCGCCCGGCGGCAAGCTGGCGCTGATTTTCTCCAGCGCATCGCTCGCTGTTTCTTGAAAGCGGTTCAGTGCGGACATACGAATTGCTCGCCCGTCGTATACCGGCTGGCATATAGGGGGATTGGGGTGGGTAATTGCCATCATTATGCAAAGGTCCTACTATCGAGGGCCTTAAATGAGTCTTATGGATGAGTACCAATGACAACGTCTAAAGATGCGGTGAAAGCTCTTATTGATCTCATGAACACCAAGACCGGAGTTACGGTGGCGCTGAGGGTCTCGGCTGCTGAAGGGCTTGGGCATGCAGGCGGGGATGAAGCCCGTGCAGCTCTTTTAAAGGTGATGACAACTAAGACTGGTATTTCTGCCGAGTTGAAAAACGCCGCAGCAAAGGCTTTGGGTCAAGCATCAAAGGGCTAGGAATCGATTAGCTGAGACAGAATACGAGCAGTTAGCCCTGCTTCATAAACGTGACCCAGTGCGTTTTCTCGCGCTTCCCGGACTTGTGGCCAAAAAGCGGCTGCTCATCGGTAAGGGCAAGTATTTCGCTGACCCGGATCTGGGGTTCGTTCCACTTGAAGATCAGAAACTAGCCCGGCTTCAGCACCCGAAAGCATTCGGCAAAGCCTTGGCGAAGATCCTCACGCCAGTCGTCTGTGAGGATTCCGTACTTCAACCTCAGCCAGCTTTCACGGCCGGCACGCACCAGATGGGGTGGGTCGAACACAACCATGCTGAAGCTAGCATCGGGGAATGGCAGTTTGCGGAAGTCCATGATGACGTCTGGCTCAACCTTCAACACCCGGCCATCGCACAGAAGGTGCTCTTCGTCGCGGATGTCGCCAAACAAAGCGCGCTGGTCACCCTTGTCGAACCATATCATTCGGCTGGCGCTGCAGGGATCGAGAACTTGCGCATTCATCGCCAAGGCCCCTTGTAGATGAGGTAGGTCGTGCATAGCGGGGCGAGGATCATGGCGCCACCTCCCGGCGCGCCCACCAGCAGACGGGGCCATCGTCAGAGTCGTGGATCGCTAGGCAAAACCAGCCTTCGCCGCCTGGGCGATCAGGTTCCCAGTAGCTGTAGTCCGGGTCGCCGGATTCGAAGTAGCGGTCAGCAACCGCCTCATCGGCATATTCCAGGCATACCTGCGTAACTTTCAGACCCTGATCCGCAACCCAGGCCTTGCACTTGTCGCCGTCACCCTCATCGAAGTCGGGCATATCCGGGTGCTGGAAAGAACCCATTTCGTCGCGCACGACTGGGGCTGGCTGGATCAAAACGATTTCTTCAGGCATGACTTCGTCCTTGCCGCTATAGCGGCTGACTTTGAAGGGGGAGGATGGTTTTCTGTTACAGTTCACGGAATTACAAGGAGATTGATTGAGATGGTACGGACAATAAAGAAAGACAAAACAGCTGGCGAAAAGCTAAAGCTGATATGTGTAGAGTGCCGCATTCCTCAAAATCATGTAGTGCTAACTTCCATGGAAGACTGCATTGACGAGAGTAATTTTGAATCTCAAAAGTCGTACCAAATAGTTCAGTGCCTTAACTGTGAAGCACTCTGTTTTCGTAGTGAGTATGATGATTCTCAATCTCATGCTTATGATATGGAAACAGGGGAAGACTTTCATTGGACTGAAGTGGATATTTTCCCCCATAGAACTGCAGGGAGGTTCAAGATCAAAGACTCATTCTTGCTACCGCCCATCGTTCGTAAAGCCTATGATGAACTAGTTGATGCTATGAATGCTGGCCAAACAATTCTCGCAGGCCTAGGGATTCGTGTTGTTCTTGAGTCAATTTGCGTCGACCTTAAGGCTGAGGGCGATAATTTGTTTAAGAAAATAAACGATCTTTTGGTGAAGGGTGCGATAACTAAAAGTGATGTTTTGATTCTTCACAAATTGAGATCGCTAGGAAATACAGCAGCTCATGAAGCAAAGCCAAGTAGCACGGAACAGCTTGACTTGGCGATGAACGTGCTTGAACACTTACTGCTCGGTACGTATTTGCATCCGAGGCTTGCTGATAATGTTTTCAAAACATAATTTTATTAAACGGTAGATCTTCGAAAGTGACGAACTTCATGCGGCAGCCTGCTGATGTTCCTGCCGCAGCGCTTCCTGAACTGTCTCAACAACGCGGTGTAGATACGTGAATTCGTGATTTTCCTCGACGGCCTTGTCGCCGACTGGGTAGTGCCACTCATCACCGAAAAGCTCGGTCAGCAACTTGCTGTGATGCCAGCATTCGTTTGGTGACTCGATGCTTAGCAGAACATCGATCTCGTGCCAGAGCTCGCGGGCTTCACCCTTACTCAGCTCATCCAGTTCCCAGTCGTGACGGCCGGTCTGTTGCCGGCGGCGCTGAACGATGCACTTCTTGGGTAACCGCTCCACAAACCCCACATTCAAAGCCGCGATTTGATGCCTGATGCTGTGCTCCCGATCTCTTTCAGAAGCCAGCGGCCATGATGCGTCCCGACGCCAAAGTTGAAAAAGTGTACCTCTACCCTAAACCCGTAGACTTACGAAAATCCATCGACGGCCTAGCCGCACTGGTGGAGCTGGATATCAAAGTGGCGGTGTTCGATCCGGTGCTTTTCGTCTTTCTCAACAAACCCCGCAATCGGGTGAAGATTTTGTATTGGGAACGCAACGGCTTTTGCCTTTGGCTCAAACGCCTTGAATCCGAACGCTTCAAAACATCGCCCGATCACAGCGACGAAGCCATCGTGCTGACGGTCCAGGAGCTGAACTGGCTGCTCGATGGTTTTGATCTGTGGCGCAACCGTCCACATCAGGTTTTGACACCTCGATTTGTCGCCTGATTCGGTATAATCCACGGCATGATTTCCATGCCCGACAACCTTCCCGATGACCTGACTGCGCTCAAGCAATTACTTGCTCAGATGCAGTCCAAGGTTGTTCATCTTGAAGAAGAAAATGCGCTGCTACGTCAGCGTCTCTTCGGACGTAAATCCGAACAATCAGTCGACCCAGCGACCCCGCAATTGGCTCTTTTTAATGAAGCCGAAAGTGTCGCTGAGCCTGCCGCCGAAGAGGCGGAGGAAGAAGTCGTCGCTCCGACCAAACGCCGTGGCAAACGCAAGCCTCTGTCCGCCGACTTGCCCCGTATCGAAGTCATCCACGAACTGCCCGAGCACGAGCTGATGTGTGCTTGCGGCTGCCGCAAGCACGCCATCGGCGAAGAAACCAGCGAGCAGTTGGAAATCGTGCCGATGCAGATCCGCGTGATCAAACATATCCGCAAGGTCTACGCCTGCCGTGGCTGTGAAACCGCGCCGGTCACCGCTGACAAGCCAGCGCAATTGATTGAAAAGAGCATGGCCAGTCCCAGTGTGTTGGCGATGTTGCTGACCACCAAATACGTCGACGGTCTGCCGCTGCATCGCTTCGAAAAAGTACTCGGTCGCCACGGCGTCGATATTCCACGACAAACCTTGGCACGTTGGGTCATCCAGTGCGGCGAACACCTGCAACCGCTGCTCAACTTGATGCGTGACAGGCTGCTGGAAAGTCACGTAATCCACTGCGACGAAACGCGTGTCCAGGTGATGAAAGAGCCTGATCGAGAGCCGACTAGCCAGTCCTGGATGTGGGTACAAACCGGCGGACCGCCGAATCAGCCAGTGATCCTTTTTGATTACTCGACCAGCCGAGCGCAAGAGGTACCGTCGCGCCTGCTCGAAGGTTATCGCGGCTATCTGATGACCGACGATTACGCCGGCTATAACGCCTTGGGCGCGCAGGCTGGTGTCGAACGTTTAGGCTGCTGGGCACATGCGCGACGCAAGTTTGTCGAGGCGCAAAAAGTGCAACCCAAGGGCAAAACCGGGCGTGCCGATATAGCCCTGAATCTGATCAACAAGCTGTACGGTATCGAGCGAGATTTAAAAGAAGTCGGCGATGAACATCGCCATGAAGGTCGACAGCAAAACAGCCTGCCAGTCCTGGCGCAGTTACGCGCCTGGCTGGAGAGAACGCAGCCTCAGGTGACGGCGCAAAACGCGCTGGGCAAAGCCATCAGTTATCTGGCCAGCAACTGGGACAAGTTAGTGCGCTACACCGAAGCCGGTTCTTTGCCGATCGACAACAACGCAGCAGAGCGTGCGATCAGGCCCTTCGTAATAGGGCGCAAGAACTGGCTGTTCAGCGACACGCCCAAAGGCGCGACGGCCAGTGCTCAACTTTACAGTTTGGTCGAGACGGCTAAAGCCAACGGCCAAGAGCCCTATGCGTGGCTGCGCCACGCACTTGAACGATTGCCGCAAGCCGCAGCGGTAGAGGACTTCGAAGCCTTGCTGCCGTGGAACTGCACTCCGCAAATACCAAGATAACTATACGCCCCGCCTTTAAAATGTGGGGTTCATGGATCGCATACCTTCTTGGCCAGAGCGTGAAGGGCGTTACCGCGGAACACGGTGGGGCTGATCCCGCGATCCAAGCAGTTGAGGATGTAATGCCAGTCGCAGTCGGCGACAAACTCCGCGACGGTGCGCGGGCCCATGCCACCCCAGTAGGCGTTCCAGCTGTTGTCCCAGCAGTTGATCGTGATCTTGCCCTGGGCGGTCTGATAGCTCGGGTCGGATTCAGTAGGGCAGTCGCGGCGGCCGAAGTCCTCGAGGAACACGGTAATCGCGTCGAGACGCGGCGCGCCGGTGATCACCAGCTTCGTGACTGTCGAACGCTCAACTTTCAGCGGTTCGGCCGGTTTGTTTTCTGTGGGCATGGGGTGTCCTCGATGCTTAAGGTAAACTCAAAAGTAGAATTAAAAAGGAGAGATGTTCATGGGAAGATTGCTTGCTCTAATAGGGATTGCGCTTACGGTTTTATATGCTGTTTTCAGCTGGTGGCTAATTGGTGATCGCGTTCATACATTGCAGTCAATGGATCTCAATGAGGTTGGAGACTTTTTGGCTGGGGCTTTCGGCCCTGTTGCAATCCTCTGGCTTGTCCTCGGGTACTTCCAACAGGGTATAGAATTGCGCCAAGGTACCGCAGCTTTGAACTTCCAAGGCGAGGAATTAAGAAACGCTGTCGAGCAGCAGCGGCTGTTGGCAACTGTTTCATTGAAAACACTTGAGCATGAGCGTGAAGCCAGGCTTGAAGAGGCTGTTCGATATCGACAGAGCCTCCGTCCGATTCTTCATCTACAGGGAGTAGGAGTTGAATTTGAGGACGGCTACTGGAAGGCGAGCTGTAGGCTGTTCAATGACGGAGCCCAAATATACGGCTTAACGCTGGTGCTTCATAAAGGCGGAAATGAGCATCATTTCGCAACTTTTAGAACTTTAGAACGAAGCGGTATGGTTGAATTCAAATGTATCTGGCATAAGGATTCTCCGGGTGATGTAGTTGCTATTGAAGTTATCTATAGGGAGCGCGATGCCGCAGAAGGAACTTGTAGGTTTATTCCTGATAGTGATGTCGACGTGGGAGCTATTGGCTTCGTCCGTGAAGAAGGTTAGTCGCCACAAAAACACTCAATGTCTTCTGAGGGATATTCGAAATCAAAGTCGGTCTCCCGGGAACGTTGCTCGGCAGACCAGCCCATCGTCTTGTAATCAGCGTGATCCTGCCGGAACACCTGGCCAAACCGTTCTTCGGTGCCTGACCACATGACCCGCGACGGGTCGTTTCGTTGTGAGTTTCCTTTCTTTTGGCGTAGTGGCGTCCTTTGCCGGGCATGCCCGGGCGGTGGAGGGTGGCTAGAGATCAGCTACAGTTGAATGGTCATTCACAAGGAGCGCTGAAAATGACGTGTTTGATTTGCATGTCCGAGGATAAATCTGTGGGGTTTGGTGGGACTTTGGTGGAAAGGGTCTGTTCGCAGTGCGGTCGTTACGGCATCCAAAGCGCACTGATTGAGCAAATGGAAAAGCTAGGCCAGAGGTTTCACATAGGTCGCACCAGAGACTATCTGGTCATGCGCATTGAAAGCGGGGAAAACCCTTGGATCACTCCGGTCGACATCAACAATTACAGCCTACTCGACTCTTAACTACGCCCTAGATCTTCGGAGCGATAGCGCTAGATCAGAAGCTCGCCGATATTGCTAGGTGGTCATCGCCGCCGCGCGCAATGCCGGCATGCAGGTCCACCCTGCGGCCGGCGAGTATTCCCGCAATTTGCGCATTCAGGTCGATATCGACATCGCGCGCTTTGCGGGCTTTGCCCACGCCTTTGTTTGCGAGGTACGCGGTGATCAGCGCCTTGTCTTGCGCTTCGACGGCAATGATGTCGCGGCCGCCGCTTGCTGAGGCGATATCAATTTCGCCTTTCGGCACAAGGGCGCTCAGCTTTCCGTAAACCTCGTTGACCCATGCCAGGGCGAAGTGGTCGCCTGCTGTTTCAGCTGAGTACGAGCTGCGGTGCAATCCCGCACGCACCGCAGCGACGTATTGCTTGCGAGCAAATTTCAGCTTTGTCAGCAGCGCCTCGAACGCATACAGCGCGATGTGCTGGGCAGGTGTCACTCCCACGAAGGATGTTCTGGCGATGATCCGATCCTTTTCCTTGCAGTACTGCCGACCGTACAGTGAGGTGCACCCGAAAACGTGGGCAACTGCTCCGCTCAGGTTCCGCTCCCACGTCGGCAGGCGCTCGACCCGGGAGAATTGCGACTCGACTTCGCCGACGTCGCTCAAATTCACATCCATTTCGGTCAGCCGATACTCGCGCATCAGCGCCTGGGCCTGCCGAAGCGCCGTCGCCGCCTCGTTCTCGTTGGCGCTCTGGGCCAGTGCAAGGCACTGCTTGATCTTGCGGATCGCGCGCTCGAGTTTCTTTTCGTCGATCTGTTGTGCGGACATAGGGGATCCTCGCTGATGGCGTTTTGATTCGGCATAATCGCTTGACGGATCAAACGGGATATTTGCATGAAGCAGGATTGGGTTATCTGGACTGGGTGTGGATTATTATTTTGCGCTGGAGCAATTTGGGGTGGGGGGCGGCTTGATATTGCGTTTTTTAAAGTCGCAAATATTCACGATTTATTTGAAATATTCTCGTCGCTTGCTACGGTAGCAGCGGTTTTCCTTGCTTTTTCTGGTGTTAATGCCTGGCGCCAACAGCTTGGTGCGCAATCGGATCACGCTCTAGCGCAACGTGTTGCGATTGCAGCACTTAAATATAAAGAAATATCTCGGTCAGCATATGACGACGCACTATTTTCTGTGACGCAGTTTCGGTACGGATTGGAGAGCGTGCCGGAATCTGTTCTTGATAGATACATTGCGGGCATGGAGGATAATTTAAAGGCAAATAAAAACTCCAAGGCTGAGTTCTGTGCAGTGTTGCTAGAGTCCCGAGCACTTTGGGGGGCTGGCTTTTCAGAGAAGTACGATGAGCTTCTGGCTTTAACGGATGATTTTTACGGCTGTATTCAGGTATTTATAAAGTGGGCCAGACTCGATCCAAACGATAGCTTTATCCAAGCATTTCAATCTGCAATGCAAAGGCACTATGACTACTTTGAAAGGCAAGAGTGGCTTATACCAATTGCCGAAAAACTACCAAAATTTGATGAGCTGACTCGATCAGCAGATGCGGAACTTAGGGAGAAACTATTCGGATCCAGTTAGCATCTCCTCGCCGGCTGGCGTGATTCGTAAAAGTGGGGTAAACAACGTTGAAACTTTTGGAGCTTGAGAATGGAAAACCTGAAGGCCTTTTTCACGTTCGTACTGTGTGCCAGCTCAGTCATCTCATGTGCGCTTTGGGTGCGCTCCGCAACAGTAAAAGCTCCGTATGTGCCGAAGCGAGATGAAAGCGGAATGTGGGAGGCGAGTATTTCCGTTCAAACAGAAAGCGGTCATTTCGACGTGCTCGAAACCGCAGAGCTTCAAACAAAGTGGAATAAATGGGCTGCTGGATTTGCAGCGATTGCGGCGGTGAGCCAAGCGATCCTTGCCTACATCCCGGCGCCGTAGTCGAGACGCGGTTCAGGCGCGCCGGACTTTGAAATGGAGCATCGCTCTGATGCTGTGGCAGTAATCCTGAAGCCGCTCGTAGGCTTTGTATTTAGCCTGACCTCGAGTTGCTGCCCACACCTTGACCAGATCTTCGCGGGCTTCTCGGTTCCAGTCGAGATCGTCCCAGTCATGCTTGAAAGGCAGGACCAGCCATTCTTTCAGCGGCAGCGTCTCGGCCATTTCGCCGTACTGCATTTCGTGGGTGGGATGGTGGTTTCTGATCCGCTTCTTCGGATCTTCGTCCAGCACCACGCCGATGTAATGACCGCGATCTGCCAGGATGACGCCGGGCTTGCCGTAGGCGATGACGCGGCGGCCGATTTCGGCGGGCACCTGATAGTGCTGCCGGACGTATGCGCAGTTGTGGCTCATGGATTATCTCCAGTCAGGCGCCGCCCTTCGGTTACCGATGGTGGCAATATGAAATTGAATAGGGTATCTATGATTTCTTTGGGAGCGGAATGGGCATGGAAGTGAAGCTTGATGAATTTATCACAGCGTTTTTTGCGAACGCGGATTGGACTAGTATTGTTTTGGCTGCCAGCCTTGCGGGGTTTAGTGTTTACAGATATTTCTCTATAAAGAAGGATGAATTTGAAGCCCGGGAGTTCGAAAATTACCACCGCATGGTTCAGAGCCTAGTTAGAGGTCCCGACGAGGATCGAAAACCATATATCGACGCTCAAATTGCGGTGATTTTTGAGCTCAGATTCATGAAGAAGTATCACTCCGTGACACTCAGGATACTTGAGCGTTCTCTGCCTGGATGGAGGGCGAGCAAAACGTCATTCGTCGACAGTGTTGCAAACGAAGCGCAGATGACAATTGACTATATAGTTCGCAAAAGAGGAGGGGCGATCAAGAACTGTTAACTTCTTTTTCCGAATAGAGAGACATTCGAACTGACTAACTCTCTTCGGCGTCGAGCCGTAATGCTTGGCGCTGGCCATGGCTGTAGAGTTGATGCGCCACGTTTTCGTCAATGACGATTTCGTGGCGCGGATAACGCAAGAACTCGATCAGCTCGTCGTCGCCCATCAAGTCCATCTTCATGATGGCGATCTGCAAGACTTCGCTGATGATCGACACCTGGCCGCGCAGCCGAATACGCTCCATGGCCTGCTCGATGCCTGGCCTGACCTTGTGCCGCAATTCCTTCTCGGCGACCGCCAGCCGCTTCTGCGCAGCCTTGGCCGATCGTTCCTGAACAGTCTTCGCCATGGCCTACCTCTTCAATTCCGCTGGCCGGTAAGTCCAGCCAGGTCTGTCGTTTGCGATGTTGCACCTGCCGGGTGATACGCCTCATGAATCGACAAACTTGAACTTGTTCTCGCTGGCGATCAGCGCAACCCGCTTGACGTGCATATGCAGGGCCTTGGCTGTCTCGCGGATGGTTTTACCAGCTTCGGCCAGCTCGCGCACCTTTGGGGCGATCTTGTTGCGCTCGACACGCAGGCGGTCGTGGTGCGGGGTGGAAGCCAACTTCGGATCGCCGCTGAATCCGATGGGGATTTGCTGAGCCTTGCCGCCGCCGCTGAAGAACTGATCCAGCTGCTCGTTCAGATTTGCGACGATGCAGTCGCGGGGATTGGGTTGTGGTAGGCCGATCAATGCACACCCTCCGCCAGGCGATTGGCCTGCTTCTCGAATGCGATCGCCATGTTCAGTGCTACCTGATAGTTGAAGCGGAAAGCCTTTGTCTTGCCGGTGACCAGGTCAACGATGTGGTAGGCATTGCCGACCGACTTCACCTGGAAGCGCACTTTCTTATCCGACGCTGCCAGACCAGCAAGGCGGGCGAATTCTCCACGGGCTGCGTGGGTGCGAATCAACAAGGCGTCGAGAACTTCCCGGCGCTGCTGCATCAGAGGGTGCATTTCGACCTGAGCAATTTCTGTTGCGTGCTTCATGGTTGATTACCTATCGGTTGTCATCCCAAGCAGCCCTCGCGAGAAGGCTGCTCAGTGATGCTTTCCGTTTCTCGCTGCACTTCGACGCCGGAGTCCTCGCTCTGCCCGCTGCCGCTACTGGCGTCACATCGGGTGGCTGTGCAACTTTGCGTGCTCTCATGAGGGAGCCCGGCCAGTTCCAGAGCTGGCATGGGGATCGAAATTTGTGTTTCGCGCTGTTCCCGTTGCCGGGGATCGATCCGCGAAGATTCCAGATTGTGAAAGAGCGGCGCGGCTTTCGCTGCTGGGCCGTTGTTGTCCGGCTTGGGGAATAAAAGTAGCAGTGCTGCTTTTTAAGGTAAATAGCGCTGCTAATAATATTTTCTGCGCGCGTAAAAAAACCCGCACTGGGCGGGTTTCTTGCGGAAATTGTTTAGCTAACGGTTAAAGCGCTCAACCAACGAATACTGCGTAGACGCTGTCTTGGTCAACTCCTTGTTTAGGTTTGCCGATTCGTGTGCTTGCCCGGAAGTTTGGTCGGCTAAGTGGGCGATCGTTGTGATGTTGCGACTGATTTCCTCGGCCACGGCGCTTTGCTCTTCCGTGGCAGCAGCAATCTGCGTGGTCATGTCCGTGATATTGGAGACCGCCTCGCTGATACCCACCAAGGCTTTGTCCGCCTCAAGTACCCAAGAAACGCCTTCTTGGGCTTGGCGGTGACCGCTTTCCATTGTTTGTACCGCGTTGTTGGACGAAGTCTGTAGCTTGGTTATCAGATCATGGATCTGAGTAGTCGATTGCGAAGTGCGCTGGGCTAATTGGCGAACCTCATCAGCTACTACCGCGAAGCCTCGGCCCATGTCGCCAGCGCGCGCAGCCTCGATTGCGGCATTCAGCGCCAATAGATTGGTTTGATCGGCGATGCCTTTGATTACGTCGACGACTGTGCCTATTTCGCTACTGTCCTTGGCCAACTGTGCGACCGTCAGGCTTGTTTCGCCAACAACAGCAGAGAGCCGCTCGATAGCCTCACGGGTATCCCGAGCCACATCACGACCTCGACTGGTCAGCTGGTTGGCTTGTTGGGTAGCATCAGCCGTCCTCTGGACGTGGCTGGCAACTTCCTGGGTGGTTGCAGCCATCTGATTGACCGCGGCAGAGACTTGCTCTGTTTCTACACGCTGGCGATCCAGGCCTTTCGAGCTGACCGCGGCAAGCACGTCGGATTGCTCCGCCAGCGTACTGAGTTGTTCGGCCGTGTCTTGCAGGCGTGTCAGACAAGTTTTCAGGCGCGAAGTCTGACTGACGAAGGCTGTCTCCAAACGGGCTTCTGGCCCGCTTGCATCGCTGTACATCTGAGCGATCAATGCGTCGGAGGTGGAGGGTTCGGCCATCTGCAAGAGCCGCAGAGTTCCTCGAGTCTGCCAGCGCGAAGAGAGCAACCCGATCGGCAATGCTGTGCCTATAGCCATGGCTGTAGCTATAGGTGCGCTGAGGAACAAACCGAATGAGGAGCCTGCCAAACCAATGGCTATATACGGCAGGCATTTCGTTAGAGCGGGTAGCCAGCGGTCCTGAAGAGGGATTGCCGACTTTCCCTGACTGATGCGCTTATATAGGGATTCAGCGCGGCGTATCTGATCAGTAGTTGGTTTCACTCTGACTGATTCAAAGCCCACCACCTGGCAGCCTTCAAATATTGGGGTGACGTAGGCGTTGACCCAGTAATGATCTCCATTTCTGGAGCGGTTCTTAACGATGCCCATCCATGGCCTGCCTTGCTTAAGGGCAGTCCACATATGGGCAAAGACAGCAGGGGGGACGTCAGGATGACGGACGATATTTTGAGGAGCACCAATTAGATCGGCTTTATCAAAACCGCTGATCTCTACAAAGGCGTCATTGCAGTACGTAATGACTCCTCGAGCATCTGTCGTCGAGATGAGCTTTTGCTGAGGTGCGAGTGAAATCTCACGCTGTGTTACGGGCTGATTGTTTCTCATTCCGATGACTCCATGGTTCCTTAGGAAGTCATCGGCCAAAGCGGAAATAAGGTGAGCGTATTTTAGAAAAAATCTTTTAATAACAATGAGTTGCATTTAATTCGTTCGGTATTTTGGATCCAAGTTTCTACCGTAGATATGCTTTTGATTTTGATCGGGAAAAGACCTCCGTTGCCTAGGTGAAATTGGCAAATCACCAGGTATCCGCCACAAGTGACGATCGAAAACGGTATGCGCCGGCCGCCCGGTTCAAATTACGTGAAGAGACCGAAATCCGTGTGGGCGTTGAGCAGTAGTGTGACGGACTGCTGGGTGTAGTGGTCTAATGAAACCGGACACCCATTTAGGCGAGAATGCTCGCCAGATAGAGGTGTCTGATGACCAAACAACGTCGTTCTTTTTCCGCTGAATTCAAACGCGAGGCCGCAGGCCTCGTGCTCGATCAAGGCTATAGCCATATCGAAGCCAGCCGCTCGCTTGGTGTGGTTGAGTCCGCGTTGCGCCGCTGGGTTAATCAGCTTCAGCAGGAGCGCACTGGCGTTACTCCGCAGAGTAAAGCGCTGACGCCAGAGCAACAGAAAATCCAGGAATTGGAAGCTCGAATCGCTCGACTTGAGCGGGAGAAATCCATTTTAAAAAAGGCTACCGCGCTCTTGATGTCGGAAGAGCACGAGCGCACGCGCTGATTGATCAACTGAGCCCCCAAGAGCCGGTTGATTGGCTTTGCGCAGTCTTTGACGTCACTCGTTCGTGTTACTACGCCCATCGTCTCAGGCGCCGAACTCCAGACGTTGAGCGGCTTCGGTTGCGCAGCCGGGTTAACGAACTGTTTACGCAAAGTCGAAGCGCCGCCGGTAGCCGCAGCATCGTGTCGATGATGCAGGAAGACGGCGAGCAAATTGGGCGGTTCAAGGTGCGAGGCCTGATGCGGGAACTGGAGTTGGTCAGTAAACAACCTGGATCACATGCCTACAAACAAGCGACGGTTGAGCGGCCTGACATTCCGAACATATTGAATCGAGAGTTTGATGTGCCGGCGCCGAATCAGGTCTGGTGTGGCGACATCACCTACATCTGGGCTCAAGGGAAATGGCATTACCTGGCTGTCGTTATGGATCTTTACGCGCGCCGAGTGGTGGGCTGGGCGCTGTCGAACAAGCCGGATGCGGATCTGGTCATCAAGGCGTTGGACATGGCTTACGAACAGCGTGGCAGGCCTCAAGGGCTTCTGTTTCACTCGGATCAGGGCTCGCAATATGGCAGTCGCCAGTTTCGCCAACGGCTCTGGCGTTACCGCATGCGCCAAAGCATGAGCCGTCGTGGAAACTGCTGGGATAACGCGCCGATGGAGCGTGTGTTTCGCAGCTTGAAAACTGAATGGATACCGACCGTGGGCTACATGACAGCTCAAGAAGCGCACCGCGACATCAGTCATTACCTGATGCATCGGTACAACTGGATTAGACCGCACCAATTCAACAACGGACTGGCCCCAGCTCAGGCCGAGAAAAAACTTAACGTCGTGTCCGGGATTAGTTGACCACTACAAGGAGTGCTAACCACGAGCGTCTATTAGGAATAGCCGAGCACATCTTCCCTTGCCTTCCCCCCAAGAGGAGAGGTTAGCGCATGACAGTTAACCATCAAAACTCCTCGAGCCACGAACTTATCATCGCACAGCTCTGTGTTCAAAAAATCAGTTCGGGTGGTGGTTAGCGATGCGCTTCAGCGCCAGGTGTACTTTTCCGGCACCAGTTTCAAAAAGTCGAGGCGATTGCTTGGGCGAGCTGCATGTCGGTCATCAAAGGCGAGCCGTACGTTGAGCGGTAGTATCGAGACGCTTGCTCAAATTGAGCGCCGCGTATCTCGCCATCTGAGCCAATGAATGCAAGAGCATCAGCCTTCGCAGGCTTGAAGTTTCTTGTCGCCAACTCAGACAGTCCAGTGGTTCCTGACAGGAGTAATGTTGGAGCCATCGTTATCATCATCATCGAGTTTTCGTACGAGCCCTTATCTTCCGCAAGGACTTGGGTGCAAATCAGTGCGATAGCGATGATGCCGAAGGCTTTCCATGAGTCCATATTACAACCGCTTCCTTGCTGTCTAATGTGATGGCGCAAAGATAGCAGAGTGGTGCGCATTCGCGAACCAGCTGCCTAGTGCAAGGTGGGATCTATTACTGCTTGGAAACCCTGACCCGCGCCTGATCGACAGGGGCGATTGGTGTGAGCTGGTGGAGGAGGCGACAGCCTTCTATGCGCACTCGAGTGAGGGGGCTGGTGGCGGGACGTAGCATTCAAATGCAGGGATTACAGATGGCTCTTTGGGTGGGTGATGATTGAGCAGGTACTCAAAAATTGCAGCAATATTTGACCTGCAAAATCTCGGTCGGCCTGCACTTAAGTGAACGGCCTGCAATAAAGTTGACGACCTGCGTTTTTTTGGATAGCCTGTGGATCTCTCCCGAATGTTGAGGAATAGCACCATGGCTGCTGGACTTTCAAGAATTATTGATAATCATGATCGGTCTCTAGAAGAGACCTATACTGCTACGACATCTTTCAAAAGAAAATCCTACGCTGTGTCAAACCTGCGGGGTGGTATCGGTAAATCAACGCTGTCGTTCAATTTGGCGTGGATGTTTACTCGGCACCATTCAACGCTCATGGCTGATCTTTGTCCTCAGCGCAATTTCACCGAGTCCTTAATGAGGGGCGCGCGCCCCGAAATTACTATCGGTGATGCTTTGCGTCCTAAAGTACTTGGGCCAGCATTTGGTGATGTTCCTGAGGACATTTCTTATCGTGTAAGCTCCTACAATGATCATTTTAAGGGTGGTAAGCCTGGTTTTTTCGTACCCGGTGATGGTCAGCTCTTCGCATTTCCATCAGCACTTTATCAACAGCTTCAGCAAGCTATGGCAGCCAGCAATAAAAAAGCGGTCCATAATATTCTGTTTAGTTTAAAAACTATTCTGGAGGCAGAGGCAAAAGAGAAAAAGTGTGAAAAAATTCTGATGGACTGCAGCCCCTTTTATGGGGGCGGTACTCACTTGGCATGGTGTGCTGCTGACGCTCTGATCATTCCAGTCCGCGTCGATGAGCACTCAATTGAATCGCTGGATATCACCCTAGATATGCTGGCGAATCCTGACAGCGACTACAATATTTGGGCCGATCGCGCTGGCGGTATGAAACCTCCCAGAGTAGCTGCAATCGTGATGACGATGGTGGGAGCCCGCAGTCCGAAAAAAGGCGTTAAAGATAGAGCTTCACAAATGTATGTCGAAAAGGCTTACCAAGTTGCAGCAAAATATCCTGACCTTTTCGATGTAGATGATCCAGCAGATGCTTTCGCAATCACGGATGACTTTATGTCAGCCGGTCGCATCAGCGGTGCTGAAGGAATTCCAATTCCAAAACTAAAAGTTGGTCAGTTTCATACGGTCAACGGAAGCCGACTACAAGTAAACCAGTCGCAGAACAAGTATCGGAAGGAATTAGAGTATCTTTTAAGTATTATCTAAAAACTGGCCCGTGAGGGCCTTTTTTTTTTGGTTGTTTTTCTAGATGTATCGCTTTTTTAACTCGATTGGAATTAGACATGTGCAAAGATGTTTAATTGAATTTCTCGGTCGCGAGCGAAGGGGCAGCGTAGAGCTGCTTTTCGAGTTCCGTCTTTTCCTTCAGAGCCCTACTGCAACCGGTTAATAGGGTAGTCATCAGTAATGTGGTTGAGGGATAAAAACACACATCCAATTTCAAGTGTAATATCAATTCTTTCAGCGCGAATACATCGCCCACCAGAACACATGTCCTAGAATCGCGATCTGCTGCTCCTGGATCTGCTGGAACGTGTAGTCCTCATCCGGATGCTCATCACGGTTGAAGCTGCGCAGGCGAAGCCCGATCGGAATACGGTAGACCTGTTTCACACGAAGCTGACCGTTGTGGTTGATAGCGTACATCTCGCCATCGACGATATCGCTGAGGGAGTTTTTCCCCACGTTAACGCCAACCGTAGCTCCGTCGCGCAGCACAGGCATCATGCTGTTCCCGCCAACCCTGACGCACTTCGCGTTACTGAACTGTACACCGTTATGACGCAGGTCTTTCTTAAAGAAGCGCAGCCGAGAGGTATCGCTTTCCTGAATAGCAAACCTTCCAGACCCAGCCGCCAGCTCAACTTCCTGAAGGAAAGGGACATAGACCTCGTCATCATCGAGCGGGGTTTCGTCGTCCCAGGTCTCGATAGTCCCAAGTTTTACGCTGGGATGGATGCGCTCTTGCTGGACAGTGGCAACCGTGGACATCAGCCGGGAGCTGACGTCTTGTGCGTCGAAATTCAACGCCTTCGCGAGCTTCAATAGCGCTTCCACATTCAGCGGGACCTTGCCGGTGGCGTATTGGCTGAATGCACTTTGCCCAGACCATCCGCACGCCTCGGCAACATCCGCCTGCGTCAGGCTGCGGCCGGCAGCTTTTGCAGCTGATTTCCGCTGTTCGTAGATGGCCTTGAGCCTGGCGCTCTCAGCGACTTCTTCGGGGGTAAGGGGGCGGCGTATTTTCATACGGACAAGAGTATTAGCAGAGCTGATACCCAAGCAAATAGCGCTGCTATTATTTTGTTGCTGATAAAAAGCAGCGCTGCTACTATCCATGGCAGATACCAAGCCGTGGAAATTCCATGAAAAAGATCCCTTTGAGCAAATACCTAGAAGAGCACGGCACTCAAGCCGCGCTTGCTGCTGCTCTTGGCGTGAACCAGAGCGCGATCTCGCAAATGGTTCGAGCCGGCAGAAGCATTGAAATCACCCTTTATGACGACGGGCGCATTGAGGCGAACGAGATTCGCCCGATCCCTGCGCGGCCCAAACGCACAGCAGCTTGAAACGTTCGTTGCTGACTGCCTGAACAAATACTCTCCCACGCAATGGCAGCGCGCCACGGAAATAAATTTGAGGTTTTACGAATGGAAGATTTTCTGCGGGCTTGCCAGAGCGCTGTCCTGGACAACGAAGCCAAGACCCTTGCTGCAAAGATGGGCGTTCCTCACGTTGGCCTGCTTCAGCGCGCCAATCCAGACAACGATGCACACCACCTGACCGTGGAGCATCTGTTCGGGATTCTGCTGCACACCGGCGACATGCGGCCTCTGGCTGCACTGGCGAACGAGTTTGGTTTCGACCTCGTTACGAAAACCGCGCCCGCGCCACAAGCGCTCACCAAGTCGCTGATCAATGTCGGCAAAGAGGTCGCCGATCTGACCATCGCAGTTCACCAGGCGCTGGATGACAACCACGTCAGTTCTTTCGAGAAAAACTTGATCCGCCAAGAGATCAATCACGTTCGGCAGAGCCTAGACGTGATGGATGCCTCGGTGAAGGCCGCCTGAATCCTGGGCACAAAAAAGCCGACGGAGAAGGTCGGCTGATTCGCAAAACTAGAGAGGCCCGATTATGCAGAGCCAGCCAAATTCTGGCAATACCCAGAACAATGTCGCGACACGTTTTCAGAGTTCGCAAAGCGTGTCGCAACACACGTCATCTCGTTCTGCCGAATTGAATATCGGAGCCTCGCTGTGAGCGTTCAAGCAATGTCATGGGCGCTGTCTTTGTCCACGGCTGTTCTCAAGGACGCCAGTGCCCGGCACGTTCTGCTGTGCCTGGCCAACTATGCCGGATCGAACGGCACTGGCGCGTTTCCGTCAGCTTCCACCCTAGCTCAGGACACCGGTCTATCCGAGCGCACCGTGCGTTACAAGTTAGATGACCTGGAGAAGTCGGGACTGATCAAGCAGGGCAATCAAGCGATTGCTGCTGTTCACATTGATCGCCATGACCGACGCCCAGTCGTTTACGACCTTCAAATATTGCGGGGTGCAAATGCTGCACCCCGTTCCGAACGGGGTGCAAATGACGGCACGGGGTGCAATCCACAACAGAACGGGGTGCAATCTACGACAGAACGGGGTGCAATCTACGACAGAACGGGGTGCAGCGGCTGCACCCAATACGTCAATTAACCATCAGGTAACCGAACAGCAGCTGCAGCGCGAGTTTTCTGGCGTGGTCGATGATCAGGATCGACAAGCTCTCGATGCTCTCGAAGATCCTCGCCAGCGCTTTTCGATGTTTGCCGACTGGGAGTTCAGCGCTAAACAGTTGGAAGACCAGCTTCGCCTGATGTGCTTGCCGATCTCATCGGCTACCGATGAGTTGATTAACTCGTTCAAAGGTTTCTTCATCGCCAAACCCGATACCCGTGACAACGCCGCCGGCTGGTGCCACCGCCTTGCCAAATGGATCAAGCGTGATCGCGCAGTGAAGTCCGGCGACATTGAGGAAGGGATGGATGCGACCGGTGACTGGACTGCCAAGGGGGTTCGGGTATGAAATCTGCACGCGATCTTATTGCCGAACGGCGAACCGACCCTACCTACAAGCCGACGTCCGACCCAGTAGTGGCCGAGGTTGATCCATCGACCAAAGCTGTCATCGACGACTTGTTCCTGCGTCTTCGCGGTGCCTGTGGCGCATGGCGCCAGTCTTGGCCGACTGAGGCCGTGATGAACGCCTCGAAGCTTGAATGGCTCGGCGAGTTCATGCGCTCCGGGATCAACCGGATGGAGCAAATAGACCACGGCATGCGCGTCCTGAGTGCGAGTAAGTCGGCATTTGTTCCGGCGCCTGGCGTTTTCGTTAGCTGGTGCTTTGCCCCTGAAGGGCTGGGATTGCCGAGCGTCGAAAAGGCGTACGCCCAGGGTCTTCGCAACTGCCATCCCGCTATGCGTGATTCGGCCAAGTGGATGCACGCTGCGGTCTACCACGCTACTGCGGCCGCTGGTTTTCATGGCCTGCCATTGCTCTCGCGTGAACTTGGTTTGGCGAGCTTCGAGCGTCACTACTTGGCCCAGTGCAGGAAGATCTGGAAGGGTGAACCCCTAGGCTCTATCCCTATTGCTGAACTTGCTGCGCCTAAGCCTGATCGCAACCCCGAAGTGGGTAACACCGCTTTGGCCAACTTGCGCGCGATGCGTGCGGGGAGGGCAGAACGTGTGTGACCGTCGCCTTGCTGTACCCGAAATCGATACCTATCGCTTCGCAGTGTTCTGCTGCTCGTTCAAGGTCGATTTGAGTTCGCCACCTGATCACGCGCTGGCGCTGTTTGCCGACGAGGCCATGGCCAAGCGTTATGGCTCGTGGATGTGGCCGGGGACCTATGAAGTCGTTGACGTCGTGAGGGGGAAGCCTTCATGCGAGTGAGCTCGAAGAAGCTTCGCGCCTCGGCCAATGGCCAAGAGTGCACTGTCCGGATGCCAGGCATCTGCAATCACAATCCAGAAACCACCGTCCTCGCGCATCTGCCTTGCGGGCAGAAGGGCATGGGCATGAAAGGCTTTGACACCGTGGCGGTGTACGCGTGCAGCGCTTGCCACGACGTGATCGACGGCCGCGCCGCCGGCGAGATCGACTGGCAGGACGTGCCGCCCGCCATCGCCGAAACGCACGAAGCCCTGATCAGGGCTGGAATTCTCACAGTGAAGGGGGCCGCATGAGTACCGCCGCGGTGAAAATCACCGAAGCTGAGATTAAGCGCCAAGTGGCCGGCACCGTACAGGACGTACGCGACATTGAGAATAAGGGCCTGTACCTGCGCTTCAACAAGGCTCGAACCCGTGGCTCGTGGTACCTGGTGTTGAAGGGCAAGTGGAATCCCATCGGCACGTTCCCCGAGCTGACTCACAAGCAGGTTGTAGCGGCGCTGCCGTCGCTTCGGCTGCGTCTGGCCGCCGGGGAGGGCGCGAGCCTGTCGAAGTGGAACGCTGTTGGCGAACTGCTGGACTGGTTCGCTGACCGCATGTCGCGCGATCGTAATCTGTCGACCAAACGCAAAAACACCGGCGCCTCGATCATCAAGTGCCACCTGAAACCGCGTCTCGGTGAGCTGCCCCTGATCGGCGTCGACAAGGCCGCACTCGACACCCTGTTGATGTGGCCGCTGCAGGAGACGGTTTCCATCGACTACGTGCGTTCCGCGTTCCAGCTGTTGGCCCTGGCATTCCGGCAGGCGGCCAAGCTGGGGATGATCACGCCCAACCCGATGGCTGCGATCCGGTTCAACGATTTCTCCAAGGCGAAGGTCGGCATCAAGCCGTCTCGCCTGCGCGGCGTTCAACTGCAAGGCCTGCTGCAACAGTTGGCCGAGGTCAAGGTCACCGCACCGCTGGATTCAATGCTGGCCCTGATGATGTTGTGCCACGGCACACGGATCGGCGAAACCCGCATGGCGCGCTGGTCGCACATCAGCTTGGCAGAGCGCGAGTGGTTCATACCGGCCGAAAACACCAAGACCGGCGTCGAACATCATCTGCCCTTGACCGAGCAGGTTTGTGCGTTGTTGGTCCGGTACCGTGAAGGGCAGCACGCCCGAGGTTACGACGGTCAGTTCCTGTTCCCGGCACGCAACGGCAAGGCGCTGGGGGAGGCTCAAGGCTGTGCCGTGTTTCGTCGGTTGGGGCAGGGCGAGTGGACCAGTCACGACTTGCGCAAGGTGGCCCGCACCGGCTGGGCAGACCTTGGTATTGACCACCTGATCGGCGAGCTGCTGATCAACCACGCGATGGGGCACAACGTGAAGGTGTACATCCAGTCGGACGTGATGAGCCGCAAACGTGATGCTCTCGAACAGTGGCACGCGCATCTAGATCAGAAGGGCTTTGCAATCATTCACGGATTGACCGGCTTTAGATTTGAAGATTCCGGTAATTCGCTGCAAGCCACAGACCATAAGGCCTGCAAGGCCATTGAAGAAACAACCATAGGCGAGGTTTAAAAATGGATAAAAGAACACACGGCCCCGCCTTTGTGCGCCGCCAGATCCCACTCACCGACTGCCCATCCTGTGCCGGAAAGGGGTTGGTCAAGGGCGTGTTTCATCAGCTTGATTGCATCGGTTGCCATGCCTCCGGCCTGGTAGATGCCGAAACACTGGAGCCGCTCCCGGTGGACGATCTGATCGTTCAGCTCGGCATGCTGATCCGGCAAGAGCGCCACGTTGCGACATTGCCGCGGGAGCCATTGACCATGGCCGATCTGTACCAGCAAACCAACACTCGCGGGCCCGGTGGCTCAGCCATTAAAGGGGACTGATCATGGCGAGAACGAAGAACTTGACCGAGCGCAGCGCCGAAGATCTGCTGGAGCATTGGGGTCGCTGGGTTGTGCTGGGCTCGGGTGTGTCGTGCTGCGCATCCCGCGAGAACACGCTGCACACTCCGATGATCACTGATGACGATGCGCTGATGATTGACGGTTTAATGGGCCGGCTGCTGAAGCGCTACCCGGAATGCGGCAATGTGTTGATGAAGTACTACACCGCCCGGGACAAGGCTCTGATCGATGTCGGCAAGAAAATGGGCTTCGGCGAAGAGAAGACTCGCCAACTCTGGAAGGCTGGAATTGCATGGATTGACGGTGCTCTGGATTTTCGGCGCGAAGCCGCTTGACAGGCCCGGGGACTGGCTATAGATTTCAGTTACTTTGCGGTTTTTCCGCGTGCAAAGCCCGACCCAAGAGTCGGGCTTTTTGCTGTCGTAAGACGGTAACCCAGTTTAAGTGGTTTGTTACTTGTCGAGATTAGGTTTTAATCTCAGCATCAGTATTCCTGAAAGCTATGTGTCGTTTCTTAAGGAACAAGAAGTGGAAGTAGTCAATGTCTCAGTTTGGATTCCTATAATTACTCTTGTTGTAGGTATATTTCTGAAAGGCGTGTTTGACGCCTGGATGGAAAATAAAAAAACAAACTTCGAGCGTGAATCAAGAATGGAGAAGCGTAAAGAAATAATATTGTTGCAGCGCATTGAGTCACAGAGGAAAGCTCTCGGTGAACTGCAGGTTGCTCTTGCTGACTTGATGCGTTCAACCACCAAACTACACCGTTACGATTTAAAGCAGCACAAGGAACAAGGATACTGGGATCGTGAGAGCGCGCCAGAGGAGCTGACTGAAAAGTCTAGGGATAATTTTCGAGCCGTCACGCTGATAAAGGTAAGGATAGGTAGTGGGAAACTCAGAGATTTAACCAGTAAGTTAACTTTGTTGTGTGCTGGTCTTCCCCACACTGACTCTCCTGAAGTGGCTGCTGAGAATTATGATGCCTCAACGATTCTATATTCAAAGTTGAATAAGAAAATAGGGAAGGCGCTCATAGCTTTAGAGCGTGAGGAGCAAGCACTATTTCAGTGATTGGCTTTATTTTAGTTGTTTGAAATAAAGAGTCAGGTTAGGAACCGGGCTTTTGCTTTGTACATTCAATGAGCCTCGGCATTCGCCGGGGCTTTTTCGTTTTCGGTTCCACCACACCCATCGCTCCGAGCTGGGAGTGCTGCTGGGGCCGAGCCTATCAATGACGCCACCAAGGCTTTGAGCAATGACAAACGAGCAGCAAGCGCTGGCAGACATGCCGATTTGGTTAGTGATCGTCCTGGCTCTGGTCGGTGGCGTATCGGGAGAGATGTGGCGGGCCGACAAGGATGGGGCGCGTGGCTGGGCATTGTTGCGCAGGCTGGCACTTCGGTCCGGCGCCTGCATTGTGTGCGGGGTATCGGCGATGATGCTGATGATCGCCGCCGGCATGACAATCTGGACGGCGGGCGCCTTGGGTTGCCTAACTGCGATGGCAGGTGCAGATGTGGCCATCGGGTTGTACGAACGCTGGGCTGCCAAGCGGCTTGGCGTGTGCGATGTCCCGCCGAATGGCGGCGGACCAGCCTGAAACCGCCGGGGACCCTGGAGTTATTCGAAGGGTACGGGGTCGGAAACCCGCGGGAAAGCGTTAGCCACAGGGCTGGAAAGTTAGTTGACAGCGGTTGACAGGTTGACAAGGAATTCTGTGTTTTCAGCGACAGGGTTCGCATGATCCAAACAGTGTTTTTTAGTGGAGTCCCCCCGGTTCTATTGGGCTGTAGGCGTTTTCATGCCTGTTCAATTTCTTGAACAGCAGCCCCTGTGCAATGGCCAGAAGGCTTGTCAACTAAGCCGGGTTAGTTGACAGGCTTAACAAGCCACGACGATGGAGGCCGCATGGCTTTTGTAACTCGCAAGGAGTACTGCGAGCTGAAGGGGTGGTCTCGGCAGTACGTTGGTAAGCTGGTCAAGAATGAACGACTGGTTCTGAATGCTGCCGGGCAGATTGATGTGGAGGCCAGCGAGCAGCTTCTGGCCATGACGAGCGACCCGAGCAAGGCCGCCGTCGCCGCTCGACATGAACGCAATCGCCCGAAGCGGAGTGATCAGCGACCGCTGGAAATAGTCATCGCAGACTTTGTAGATGACCCCTCTGGTCAGGTACCCGACTTTCAAAAGTCACGCGCTCTTCGTGAGCACTACCTATCGCTTCAGGAAAAAGACAACTTCCTTAAAGCCCGAGGCACCTTGGTAGAGCGCAAAGCGGTCGAAGATGCGGCCTATAACGCCGGTCGCTTACTGCGTGATCTTTTGCTTGGAATGGCGCCACAGCTATCGCCGGAACTGGCCTCGCTGTCTGATCCATGGCAAATCGAAAAGCGTCTGACGTCGGCTTTGCGACAAACACTGGAAGATGCTGAGCGGCTGTCAGCAGCAGATCTACAACAAGCCATTACCCCGAGCTAAACCTATGTCCTTAGAAATGTCGAACGGTGCGACGGTGTACCGCGAAGCGTATTTCCGTGGGCAGCGACCAGAGCCAGATGTCTGGATTGATCAGTGGGCCGACGAGTACATGCGCATCCCGCGCGACACGGGTGCGGCCGAGCCTGGTCAATACCACACTTCGCGTACCCCTTATGCGCGTGAGCCGATGCGCTGTCTGTCACCAGCCCACCCGTGCAAACGCGTGGTGACTATGGTGGCTTCGCAGTTGATGAAAACGCAGATCGCCTTGAACTGGATCGGTGGCCTGATCCATATGGCACCGTCCAACATCCTCACGTTGTTGCCCAGTCTTGGGTTGGCCAAGCGGGTATCGTCGCGGATTGGTAAAACCATCAAGGCCACGCCGGTGCTGCGTGAGCGCGTGGCGTCCAACCGCTCGCGGGATGCGCGCAACACCATGGACACGAAGGAGTTCGAGGGTGGTTCGCTGTACATCACCACGGCCGGTTCAGCGGCCAACCTGGCGGAGCTTTCCGCACGCTACATCTACGGCGACGAGGTTGATCGCTGGAGTGTGGACGTGGGCGAAGAGGGCGATCCGGTCGAACTGGCCGAGACTCGCGGCAGTACTTTCGGCCGTAACGCCAAATTTTATTTTTCCAGTTCGCCGACGGTCAGGGGGGCGTCACGGATCGCTGATTTGTTTGAGGTCAGCGATCAGCGTTACTACTACGTGCCGTGCCCAACCTGTGACCACATGCAGGTTCTCGAATGGGAGCGTTTGCATTACTCGGCGGACTTTCAGGTTGTGCATTACCAATGTGCCGGCCCCGACTGCGACGTCCTGATCGATGAGCGCTATAAGGGCGAGATGCTGGCGAAAGGGGAGTGGCGGGCACACACCCAAGGCGATGGCGAAACCATTGGTTTTAACTTGAATGCGCTGTACTCGCCGCCCGGCTGGACGGGTTGGGCGTCGTTGGCCAAGCAATTCGAGAAGGCTAAAAAGGCTCAGGCCAAAGGCGATCTGGAGCCGATGCAGGTGTTTTATAACACCCGTCTGGCCAAGGTCTGGGATAGCGCTCAGGAGCAAACCTCTGCCGGTGTGCTGATGGATCGGGCGCGACTGGAAAGCTACGGGCTTGGCTCAATGCCCGACGGCGTATTGATGTTGACCGCTTCCGTTGACACCCAAGCCAACCGCCTGGAACTGATGGTGATGGGTTGGGGCGCTGGCATGGAGCGCTGGGTGGTCGACTTTCAAGTGGTCTCCGGCGACCCTGCCGATGAGCGCACCTGGGTGGCGCTGGATGAGTTACTCAAGGCCCGTTACCGACACCCTTGTGGTGCTGAGCTGATGATCATGGCTACTGCGGTCGACTCCGGTGGTAACCATACGGATGAGGTCTATCAGTTCTGTCGTATGCGCCGCTGGCGCAGTGTGTTCGCCATCAAAGGGGCGAGCAAGCGGGGCCGGCCGGTGATCGCGCAGCGACCTTCGATGGTCGACGTGACATGGAAGGGCCTGACTGAACGGCATGGCGCCGAGCTATGGATTGTCGGTACCGACACGGCGAAGGACTGGATCTACAACCGCTATGCATTCGACACCGGCCCGGGAGCGCTGCACTTTGCCAACGACCTGCCGGATGACTTTTTCGCCCAGTGTGTGGCTGAGCGCAAAGTCACCCGTTACGTCAGGGGGCATAAACGCATCGAATGGACCAAGGGCAAGGCCGAGCGCAACGAAGCGCTCGACCTGTTGGTTTACAACCTGGCCATGGCCCATTACCTCGGCATCAATCGCTACCAGGATCACGATTGGGCGCGGATTCGGCAGGCGGTCATCCAGTCGGCTTCGGGCGATAGTGGCCAACCCGTTCAGAGCGAGCGGCTCAGCCGGCCAGTCGAAACACCGGCAGCACCACAGGCGCAACCAGCCGTGAAATCACGTCCGGCAGCCGCTCCCCCACAACGCCGCAGCTCCACCAGTGGCTACCTGAAGAGACGCTGATATGTCATTTACGAAAAAGCACCTCGACGCGGTTGAGGCGGCCATTGCTCGCGGTGAGAAAACTGTGCGCTACACCGACCGTACCGTGGAATACCGCACGGTCGATGAGCTGCTCAAGGCGCGCGAAGAAATACGCTCGTCGCTGGCCAGCGCCGCCGGGCCACGTTCGCGCGTGGTTCGCCTTTATCACGGAGGCAAGGGACTTTAATGGCCCGACATTTTCCGACGTTGACCCGTAACGGCTTTGTGCTGCCGTCCAACATCAAGGCCAGTTACGAAGGCGCTGGTGAAGGCCGCCGATCCGCTAACTGGGACGCTCCCGACAACGGGATCAACAGCATCAACACCCCGGCACTGCGCAATTTGCGGTCGCGCTCCCGGGCAGCGGTTCGCAATGACCCGTATGCCTTCAACGTCATCGACAAGCGCGTCAGCAACCTGATCGGCACCGGCATCACCCCTCGGCCAGCGACCGATGATGATGCCCTGCGCAAGCTGCTGCAGGAGCTGTGGAGCGATTGGGTTGATGAATCTGATGCGGATGACCGCACCGACTTTTACGGCCAGCAGGCGCTGGTGGCGCGCACGGTGGAAACATCGGGTGAATGCTTTGTTCGCTTGCGTCCTCGCAGTCGGGACGAAGGCCTGGCGGTTCCGCTGCAGTTGCAGATTCTGGCGCCGGAGTTCGTGCCGCACGACAAATTCGAGAGCACCAAGAACGGCAACGTCATCCGCGCCGGCATCGAGTTCACGCCCGGCGGCAAGCGGGTCGCGTATTGGATGTACCTGTCGCACCCGCGTGATGCGGCCTCGTTGAACGCCGGCTACAACCAGCTAGTGCGCGTCCCGGCCGCGCAGGTGCTGCACATCTTCGAACCGGTGGAGCCTGGCCAGTTGCGCGGTGTGCCGCGATTGTCGCCGGTACTCAAACGGCTGCGCAGTTTGGACAACTACGACGACGCGGTGCTGTTCCGTCAGGAGGTGGCCAACCTGTTCGCCGGTTTCATCAAGCGCCCGTCGCCTGACTCGGGTCCGGCTCCACGCGATCCGGTCACCGGCGCGTTGCTGGATTTGGACCGTGACGGTTTCACCCCCATGGTCGCGCTCGAACCCGGCACCATGCAGGAACTTGGGCCGGGAGAGGAGGTTGAGTTTTCCAAACCGCCGGATGCGGGCAACAACTACCCGGACTTCATGCGGCAGCAATTGATGGCTGCAGCAGCGGGATTGGGCACGCCTTACGAGATCCTCACCGGCGACATGCGCGGCATCAACGATCGAGCGCTGCGGGTGGTACTCAACGAGTTTCGGCGTCGCCTGGAACAACTGCAGTTCAGCGTGTACGTGCATCAACTCTGCCGCCCGGTACGGGCTGCGTGGATGGACATGGCGGTGCTGTCGGGTGTCTTGGTGCTGGACGATTACGCACAGAAGCGCCGCCAATACCTGCGCACCCGCTGGGTGCCACAAGGCTGGGCTTACATCCAGCCGGTGCAGGACGTGCAGGCGCGAGCGATGGAGGTTAGAGCCGGTTTTTCGTCGCGCAGCGAGATGGTTTTGCGCACTGGCTACGACGCCGAAACGGTCGATCTGGAAAACGCTGCTGATCTGGCACGCGCCACCTTATTGGGCCTCAACTACAACACCCTTGATGCCGTCGAAGACACCGACGACAAGGAGCAACCATGAGCAAGAGCGCGAAACCGCGTATTTACAACCGCGCCGGCAAACGCGTCGAGGTTAAGGACAAGACCTGGTACGCCGTTCATGCCAGCGGCGAGGCCGCCGAGCGAGTGATCGAGGTCTTCGTCTATGGCGAGATCGGCGCGTGGGGTATCACTGCCAATCAGTTCGTGCAGGATCTGCGCGCCATGGATGATGGTGTGTCGCCGGTGGTCGCCGCGTTCAACAGTATCGGCGGTGACCTTTTCGACGGTCTGGCCATGCACAACGCGCTGTCGCGGCTGGGCGAACGCTGCACCGGCCGGATCGATGCACTGGCAGCGAGTGCCGCCAGTGTGGCCGTGTGCGGCGCACACCGCGTAGTAATCGCGGCCAACGCCATGTTGATGATTCACAACCCATACACCTATACAGGCGGTAGCGCTGAGGACTTCCGCCGGGTTGCTGAAGTATTGGATCAGACCTTGGAGGCGATCATCGCGGCCTATAAGGCCAAGGCGCCCGACATTGATGACGCCGAACTGCGGCGAATGGTTGATGCTGAAACTTGGCTGACCGCCAACGAAGCGGTGGCTTTGGGGCTGGCCGATGAAGTGGGCGACGGCGTCAAGGTCAAAGCCTGTCTCGGTCAAGGCGCGGTGCTGCAACGATTCCAGAACGCACCGGCTGATTTGCTGGCCCAGCTCGAAGAGCCACCTGAAGCGGATCCTGATCTTGATCCTGTCGATCCGCCGCTGGTGCCGCCAGTAGTCGACTCGGCCAAGTTGGCATTGATGGTCACTCAGCGCTGCACGGCGGCGGGCATCAGCAACCTGGTCGAGCCGCTGCTCAAGTCAACCCAGCTTGAAAGCGAAGAGATCGTTTTAGCCGGTCTGGCGCGCGCCAAGGCGGTAAACGACCTCTGCATGGCTGCGCGGCTGCCGGAATTCAGCGCCGAGTATGTCGCTGCAGGTCTGGACGAGGCGGCGGTGCGGGCGCGTCTGTTCGACAAGATTGTCACCAGCGGTAAGGGCTTTGAAATCGACAACAGTCTGCCGCTGGCGGACGACCTGGCGCCCAAGGTGCTGGCCAAACAACCTGACCCCAACTCGATTTGGGCTGCTCGCCAAGCGGCCCAAACTGGAACCGCGCAAAGCGCGAAAGGAGCAAGAGCATGACCATCAAACAGGAACCGATGCACGCGGGTGAATTCCTGCTGTCCGAAGGCGCCGGCAATATTTCGCGTGAAGCGATCAACGTCGCGGCCGGTCCAGAGTTGTGGCCCGGACAAATCCTCGGACTGGTGACCGCCTCCGGCGAATTCGCACCGTACGAACCGACGGCAGAGGACGGCACTGAAAACGCGGTCGCCATTCTGTACGGCCCGCTCGGTGAATCCGATGTGGTGCGTCGCGGTCGCGCCGTGGTGCGGTTGGCCGAGGTCAGCGAAGCGCACCTGACCGGTCTGGATCTGGCCGCCGAGAAAGCGCTCGCCACTCATTTCGTGATCGTCCGCTAAGTCGATCCTTCTTTTGTATGCATCCCGCCGCGTGCGGGATTTTTCGTTTCTGGAGAGTACCCATGGCCGATATCGCCATTTTTGAAGACGAAGCGTTTACCGTTATCTCGCTGACCGCTGCGCTCAATGATCAACCCTACCTGCCGGGCCGCATCAGCGCCCTGGGCCTGTTCCGCGAGGAAGGCATTACCACCCTGACCGTGCAGATTGAAAAGGACGGTGACACCCTGGCACTCGTGCCTGCCGGTGAGCGCGGTGGTTCTGGCCTGGTGGTTGCTGCCAGCAAGCGCAACCTAATCCCGTTCAACACCGTGCACCTGCCGGAGCGTTTCACCATCAAGGCGGATGAGATCCAAGGCATCCGCGCCTTCGGCACTCGCACTGAGCTGCAGGCGGTGCAGGACGTGGTCAATGCCCGTCTGGCTAAGGCGCGTCGTCAGTTGGACGCAACGCATGAGTTCCAGCGCATGGGCGCACTCAACGGCCAGATCCTCGACGCCGATGGCCAGACCGTACTGCTGGATCTCTATGAGCGCTTCGGTGTGCAGCGTCAGAAGATGTCCATGGGGCTGACTAAGGCCGATACCGAGCTGCGCGTCATGTGCGGTGAGGCGCTGGACATGCAGGAGGATGCGCTGGGCAGCGTGACCAGTACCGGTTCGCGCGCTTTCTGCGGCAAGAACTTCTGGAACAAGCTGATCGTTCATAAGTCGGTCAAAGAGACCTACCTCAACAGTCAGCAAGCGGCAGCGCTGCGTGGCGACGCCCGGGAAAGCTTCGAGTTCGGCGGCATCATCTGGGAACGTTACCGTGGCAAGGTCGCCGGCGTGTCTTTTGTCCACGACGACAAGGCGCTGCTGGTTCCCGAAGGCGTGCCCGATCTTTACATCTCGGTGTTCGCGCCGGCCGACTACATGGAAACGGTCAACACCCAGGGTATCCCGTACTACAGCATGATTGAGCCGCTGCCCTTCAACAAAGGTATGGCCGGTGAGGCTCAGTCCAACCCGTTGCACCTGTGCACTCGACCGCGCGCTCAGATCCTGCTGGAACTCTGACCGTGGGCTTTCGCGATCTGATCGCCGACATCGACGCGGTGGTGTTCGAAACGCTGGGTGATACGGCGCGGATCGAGGGTCGCGAAGAGCCAGTGTTCGGCATGTTTGCCGCGCCCTGGCTGCAACCCAAGTTCGGCAAGCTCAACACCGGTTTGCGAGAGCCGCGCTTCGAGATTCGTGTCAGCGATTCGCAAGGTCTGGAGCAGGGCATGCTGGTCAGCGTTGACCTGCCTGCCCTGGATGGCGGCGGTGACTACGACTTGATCCAGATTGAACCGAGCGGCGACGGTCTGGTCGCCCTGATTCTGAGGTTGCGGCCATGAGCGTCGGCAGCTATTTCAAACCCTCGGCCGGGGGCGGGATGATCTCTATCCAGTCCTCGGCCGCAGATTTTCAGGCGTTCCAGGACTTTGCCAAGGTGGTGCCGAAAGCGGCTGCTGCGGCGCATCGGCGCGCGATCAACAAGACGTTGGGAAGGTTGCGCACGCACATCGCCCGAGCCGTCAGCCGGTCAGAGCGCATTGCCGTAGCAGCGGTGCGTCAGCGGTTGCGCAGCTATCCAGTTTCCGGCGCGGCCGCGAGCGGCAAACTGTGGTTCGGGTTGAACACCATCGAATCCAGCCGGATCGGCCGGGCGCGGCAGACCGGGAGCGGTGTGTCGGTGGCGGGGCGGCGTTACGAAGGTGCCTTTCTCAAGAAGGTCTATGGCAATAAGCCCGACATCTGGATCCGCACAGCCAGCAAGCATTTCAACAGTGACGACTACCCGGACAGCACGGTGTCCCCCGGTCGCGGGCCGAGTTCGGGTTGGGTCGCCGAAAACGGTAGTCGTTTCCCGCTGGCCAAAGCCAAGGTGTCGCTGGAGAAAGCCCGGCCGCATTTCGACAGCTGGGTAAAAAAGGCAGATGAGATCCTGTTGGCGATTCTCAAGCAGGAACTCAACTTTGAGCTGCAGAAATACCTTAAGAGGATAGGCAATGTCTGACGAACCGTTCAGCCTGGACCAGCTTTATCGGGCGGTAGAACAGCATCTGCGTACCCACTTGCCTGGCGTGCAGGCCGTCACAGCCTGGCCAGACATTAAGGATCGCGTGTTGCTGCCGGCGGTTTTTCTGGAGGTGGCCGAGATCGAGCCGGGTACCGATATCGGCACCGGCGAAACCTCGTTGGTTTGCAAGTTCGAGGCTCGGATCATTGTTGACCCGATCAAGCCGCATCATCATCAACAGGCCGTGCAATTGGCGACCCAGTTGGCGGTGCTGCTGCGTGCGCAGACGTGGGGGTTGGCAGTTGAGCCCGCCGAGTTTGTGCAATCGCTGCAGGACTGGACGCAGCCGCACCTGGATGGATACACCGTGTGGCTGGTGGAGTGGACTCAGCAGGTTTACCTCGGCGTTGAGGAATGGCCGTGGCGGAATGAACCACCAAGAACGTTGGTATTTGAAGCTGATCCTGGCGACGGGCCATTCAGGCCCGAGGATCTGCCGTGAGTTACGCGCTCGCCCAACATGACCGCATGATCGCGGGGGCGGTCAAGGCTTGCTACGTGGTCGCGGTGGATCTATCCGCTTCACCGCCGGTATGTCGGGTGTCCGATGGCAGTGATTGGGTCAGCGCATGGGTGCGTTGGCACAGCATCGCCGCCGGCAAAGCCCGACATTGGCGGGCACCGTCCATGGGCGAGCAGGGCAGCTTGATCAGTCCCAGCGGTGACGTGTCGCAAGGCACGTTCGTGCCGGGCCTGTACGGGAATGCCGGTCCACCACCGGACAACCGCGATCATGTCGAGGTCTGGCGTTTCGATGATGGCGGCTCGCTGGTCTACGACTGGCAGGCGAAGTCTTACACCATCACCCTGCCGAGTGGCACGGTGGCGATCAAGGTCGGCGGCACGGACGTCGTCGTTACGGATAACGCGGTAACGGTGAAGTCGGGAACGATCGATCTTGAAGCGACCGTGAATATCAAAGGGCCTGTCAATATCGACGGCGCGTTATCCGTAACGGGCAACATCGACAGCGCTGGCAACATCATGGCCGCCGGCGACAGCGACAACCACCACAAGCATTAACCCAAACATTCATCTAGCCCGCCGCGTGCGGGCTTTTTTGTACCTGGAGAAAATACATGGCCAAGATCAATGACCAGTCTGTCGAGGAGCAATCGCTGCCATTAACTCGACAGCCCGCTACCGCTCTCCTGCGAGCGCCGGATCTGCTGCTGAAGTTTCGCGACAAGCTCTACACCTCACGCACCCTGTGCATCCCAGGAACGGATCGCACGCTGGCAGTGGCGAAGCATGTGGTCGAGGTGTCGGCGTCCGATGAGCAGGCGGTCAGCTTCCTGAAGACGCATCCCGAACTGGAACCGCTGGAGTGACATAGATGATCGGAATGGATCGCCACACCGGCCAACCCATTTCCGGCATCGCTCACTTGCGCCAGTCGATTTCCGACATTCTGGGCACGCCGCTGGGTAGTCGGCGGCACCGGCCCGAGTACGGCAGCAAGCTCCGGCGATTTATCGACTTGCCTGTTAACAAGGGGTGGATCAGCGCCGTGCAGGCTGAAGTCGCTCGCGCGCTGGGCCGCTGGGAGCCGCGTTTGAAGCTGGATCGGGTGAGCGTCGTTTCGGTGATCGGCGGGCAAATCAATCTGAAAATCGTCGGTCAGTACCTGGGCGACAGCGTCACGCTAGAGGTGGCCGTATGAATATCGTGGATCTGTCGGCGTTGCCGGCGCCGACCGTGCTGGAGCCGCTCGACTTCGAGGACACCTATCAAGACACGCTAGGGGTCTTTCGCGGATACATGGGCGACAACTGGACAGCCTCGTTGGAGAGTGATCCGGTGGTCAAAGTTCTGGAGACGGGCGCCTATATCAAGGTCGGAAACCGCGCCCGGGTCAACGACGCCGGCAAGGGTCTGCTGCTGGCGTACGCCATTCGAGGCGACCTCGATCACCTCGGGGCCAACGTCAATTTGAAGCGCCTGGTGATTCAGGCGGCGGATCTGCAAGCCGTGCCACCGGTGCCCGAGGTCAAGGAAGAAGACGACCCGTTTCGCGAGCGCATCCAGTTGGCCTATGAAGGCCTGACCACGGCCGGCCCGCGTAACAGCTACATCCTGCACGCGCGCAATGCTTCGGGGCTGGTGGCGGATGCGTCAGCCGAAAGCCCGGAGCCTTGTTACGTTACGGTAACGGTGCTGAGTTCTGAGGGTGATGGGCGCGGTGTGGCCAGTCCTGAGTTGTTGGCTACGGTGCGGGCTGAGCTAAACGACGACGACGTGCGTCCGGTCGGTGATCGGGTCACGGTCAAGAGTGCGGAAATCATTGATTACCGCATTGACGCCATTCTGCACATGGCCGGCGCCGGCCCCGAAATGGATGCCAGTTTGGCGGAAGCCAAAGCCCGGCTAGCGGCGTGGATCAATCCCCGCAAGCGCCTGGGCGTGGAGGTCGCACGTTCTGCGGTCGACGCTCAATTGCACGTTGCCGGCGTTTCCCGGGTGGAGTTGCCCGACTGGGTGGATCTGGCCCCGACGAAAGAGCAGGCGGCGTACTGCGTGGGCTACACCGTGACGATGGCGGGCTGACATGAAGAGCTTTCTGCCGATCAACAGCACGCAACTGGAACGGGCCATGGAGGCCGGTTTTTTCGAGAAAACGATTGTCCCACTACGCGACCTCTACAACGCCGATACCTGTCCGGTGCATCTGCTGCCGCATCTGGCCTGGGCGTGGTCGGTGGATCGCTGGGATTACCGCTGGACTGAAGCCACCAAGCGCGCCGCTATCAAGGCGTCGTATTACATCCACAAGCACAAGGGCACCATCGGCGCGCTGCGCCGGGTGGTCGAGCCGCTGGGCTATCTGATTGAGATTGTCGAGTGGTTCCAGACGGTGCCGGAGGGCGTGCCGGGCACCTTCGCGTTGAAGGTCGGCGTTCTCGATACCGGCATCACTGAGGAAATGTATCAGGAGCTAGAGCGCCTGATCGACGACGCCAAGCCCGTCACCCGGCACCTGACCGGGCTGGCGATCAGCCTGGAAACCCAAGGCAATTTAAACATCGCCGTGTCCCTCTACGAGGGCGACGAAATCGACGTTTACCCGCCCGTTATGCGTGACATCGAGGTCACCGGCAGCTTCGGCGTGGTCGGTCGCGAACACACCATAGACACCCTGGACGTTTATTATGATTGATGCGAATTCGCAGTTTTTCGCGATCCTCACGGACGTGGGGATGGCCAAGCAGGCGAACGCCGACGCGCTCGGCATTCCCTGGCTGATCACCCAGATGGGCGTGGGGGATGCCAATGGCACCGAGCCGATCCCGAGCGTGACACAGACAAAGCTGATCAGCGAGTGGCGCCGAAAGCCGCTGAATCAACTGAAGATCGATCCGGTCAACCCGGCAGTGATCATTGCTGAACAGATTATTCCGGCCGATGAGGGCGGTAAGTGGATTCGCGAAATCGGCCTATACGATGCGGACGGTGATCTGGTGGCGGTGGCCAACTGCGCGCCGAGCTTCAAGCCGTTGCTGTCGCAGGGTTCGGGCCGCACGCAAATCGTGCGGATTAATTTCGTCGTCACCAGCACCGGAAATATTCAGCTCAAGATCGATCCGGCGGTTGTTCTGGCCTCGCGGGCCTACGTCGACGCGGCGATTCTTGAAGTGCTGCCGAAGAACAAAGCGGCAGGCCAATACACTCGCGTCAAGGTCAATGATCGCGGGATTTTCGTCTCTGGTGATAACCCGGAAACACTCGCCGGGATGGGCATCAAGGACACTTACACCAAGACCGAAATCGAGGCGATGATTGCCCAGGCCTCGGCGCTGCCGGTCGGCGCAACGGTATCCTTTCCGCTGGACAAGATCGCGCCCGGCTTTCTGGAGCTGGACGGCAGCGTCAAGAGCATTGCCGTCTATCCCGATCTGGCGGCATTCCTCGGCACGGCGTTCAACAAGGGCGATGAAGGGGCCGGCAATTTCCGCCTGCCGGAATCACGCGGCGAGTTCCTGCGCGGCTGGGATCATGGGCGCGGGGTTGATCCAGGCCGAGCGATCGGCAGTTGGGCTGATGACTCGTTCAAGTCTCACACTCATGCGGCCACCAGAGCGGGCTTTATGTCGAATGAGTTTCCGAACTCGCAGGGCACTATGGGGACGGGCGGCAATGTCACGTATGCGGGTCAGGGGGTGCAGATGGCAGCCACCGCCGCAACTGGCGGAACTGAAACTCGTCCGCGCAGCGTAGCGGTGATGTGGTGCGTCAAGGCGTGGAACGCGCCGATCAATCAGGGAAACATCGACATTGCTGCGCTCGCGGCATTGGCGGCGCAGGCCACGGAAATCAAGCTCGGCACGGCCAAGATCGCCACGCAGGCGCTGACGGATGCCGGCGTTGATGACGCCACGATCGTTACGCCAAAAAAGCTACGAGCAGGCTTCTTGTCGAGCTTCACAGCCAACGGCTACTTGGCGTTCCCGTCGTGGTTGGGAGGGCTCGTTATCCAATTGGGTGGCTTGAGCGTTAACGGCACTGCGACTGTTCCGCTTCCCATGGCTTGGCCCGCCGCTAAATGCTTCGGTGTGTGGGGCACGGGACAGACGGGCGTTGATGGCGCATCGGGCGGTTCTGCATGGGTTGAGTCGGCTGTGGTGAGTAATTCACAGATATTTTTAAAGGTTGTCACGTCGAGTTCGTCGGGGAACGTCCAGGGAAGTCGGGGTGTTTCTTGGCTGGCCATCGGCAAATAAAGGAGTTGGCATGCGCTATTACAGTCCGACCACGGGCAGCACCTACCTAAAGGGAGTTCACGCGATGATCCCCGACGATGCGATCCCTATTACTGAGGAGCGCTATTTGTCGGTGATTGCTTGCCGAGTAGATGGGAAAGTTCGCAGTCATGACGCTGAGGGGTTGCCGATATTGATTGATCCGCCGCCGCCAACCGCCGAAACCCTTGAGGGGATCGAGCGGGCTTGGCGTGACGCTCAGTTGATGCAAACCGACAACCTGGTGATCCGTCACAGGGACGAACACGAGGACGGCAGTGCAACAACCCTTAGTGCTGAGCAATACGCCGAACTGCAAGCGTTCCGCCGTGCGCTTCGAAACTGGCCGGAGGGTGAAGAGTTCCCGCTTGTCGATCACCGTCCGGTAGTGCCTTCTTGGCTGGCCGGTCAGACCCAATAAACGCCCCGCACTGACGGGGCGTTTTCTTTTCCGTTACGCGTAACACGAACACCCTCACAGCCTCGCTTATGCGGGGCTTTTTCGTTTCTGGAGATTGGACTTTATGAGTTTCTTTCACGGCGTCACGACCACTGAAGTCAAGACGGGAGCGCGCACCATCTCGCTGCCGTCGTCTTCGATCATCGGTCTTTGCGACACCTTCACCCCGGGCATTCTTGGCGGCGGGACGGCCAAGGCCGGCGAGCTGAAGTTGATCACCACCGAGCGCGAAGCCATTGCAGCCTTTGGCCCTGACTCGGCAATCACCAAGGCCTGTAAGGCGATCTACGTCAAAGCCAAGGCGGTGATCGTCGCCATCGGCGTACCCAAGCTGGAAGACGCAGCGCTGCAAACCTCGGCGATCATCGGCGGCGAACTGCTCTCGGGTCAGCGTACCGGCCTGCAGGCGCTGCTCGACGGTAAAAGCCTGTTCAACGCACAGCCGCGGTTGTTGATCGCGCCGGGCCATACGGCGACGCAGGCGGTGGCTACGGCCATCGACAGCGTGGCACAGAAACTGCGCGCCATCGGCATCATCGACGGCCCGGGTACGACCGACGAGGCTGCTATTGCCTACGCCGAAAACTTCGGCAGTCGCAACTTGTTCATGGTCGACCCGGGCGTGAAGTACTGGGACACCGTCACCAGCACCACGGTCGACGCGCCTGGCTCGGCTTGGGCGGCAGGCCTGTTTGCCTGGACGGATGCTGAATACGGTTTCTGGGCATCGCCATCGAACAAGGAATTGACTGGCATCACCGGCACCGGCCGCGCTGTCGAGTACTTGGACGGCGACGAGACCTGCCGGGCCAACCTGCTCAATAACGCCAATATCACCACGATCATTCGCGACGACGGTTACCGCCTGTGGGGTAACCGAACGCTGTCGAGCGATCCGAAGTGGGCATTCGTTACCCGCGTTCGCACGCTGTTCATCCTCATGGACGCGGTGCAGGCCGGGCACAAGTGGGCCGTCGACCGTTCGATCACCAAGACCTACGTGACCGATGTCACCAACGGTCTGGATGCGTTCATGCGCGACCTGAAAGCCCAGGGCGCAATCATCAACTTTGAAGTGTTCCCCGACACCGAACTGAACACGGCCAGCCAGATTGCCCAGGGCAAGGTGTACTGGCGTATCCGTTTCACCGACGTGCCGCCGGCAGAAAACCCGAATTTCCTTTTCGAAGTCACCGATCAGTGGATGACCGAAGTGCTTGAAGCAGCCTAAGGGGGCGTAGCCAATGATTCCTCAGACTTTGTACAACACCAACCTGTTCGTCGACGGCGTGAACTTCTCCGGCGACGTGCCGAGCCTGACGCTGCCCAAGCTGACCACCAAGACTGACGAGTATCGAGGGGGCGGCATGGCCGGCCCCATCGAGATGGATCAGGGGCTTGAGAAAATGGAAGCCTCGTTTGTCACCAAAGGCGTGCGTCGTGAGTCGCTTAAATACTTCGGCCTGGCTGATGGCACGGCGTTTAACGCGACGTTCCGAGGTGCTTTTAAGGGCCAAAAGGGCGCGGTGACAGCGGTCGTTGCCACCCTGCGCGGTCGCCTCAAAGAGGTCGATCTCGGTGACTGGAAAGCCGGTGATGCTGCCGAGATCAAACACGCCGTTGCGGTCACCTACTACAAGCTCGAAATCGACGGGCGCCTGATGTACGAGATCGACATGGTTGCCGGCATTCAGGTGATCGACGGCAAAGACCAACTGCTCGAAGTGCGCCAGGCACTCGGCCTGTAAGGAATAGATTCAGATGACTCAAGCAATCGCTAAAAACCTGCCGGCCTGGCTGTCGCTCAGTTCAGTCGGTGCCGTCGTAACGCTGACCCGCCCAAGCCAAGCCAATAGCATCGACGTCGAGACGTTGAACCTGCGCAACCCGACCGTGCGTGAAGTGCGCGCGGCTGATCGTGCTGCCAACGGCGACGACGAACAGCGCGAACTGATGCTGTTCGCAGGTCTCGCCGAAGTCGGACTGAAGGATCTGGAAGGCCTCAAGCTGACGGATTATCGCCGCGTACAAACGGCGTATTCGCACCTGGTACCGAAAACTGATTATTCGGACTCGATGCCGGCGTGGTTGTCACTGACCACCGACCAGGTGCTGGTGACGCTGTCGTGCCCGAGCGAGATCAACGGCGTGACCGTCGACAAGCTGGCCTTGCGTTCGCCGACCGTGGGCGACGTGCGTGCCGCTAACCGTGAGGTGGGTGGCGACGATGAGCAGCGCGAGCTGGTGTTGTTTGCTGCGTTGTCCGGTGCGCCTGTCGCGGATCTGGAGGGGCTGAAGCTGGTGGATTTTAACCGCTTGCAGGCCGGCTATTTTCGCATGGACAACGACGACGGGCTTTAACCCCAGCGTTATCAAGTCGGCGGCGAAACGTCTGGCGGCGGAAACCGGATTTTCCGCCGCCGAGATCCAGTCGATGCCGTTTGCGGAAATGGTGTGGTGGCTCACGGATTGAGCCGCCATCGGTAGTGCTGGGCACATGAGGGCCATGACATGGCAAACAAACTCGCCCTCGGGCTGGTGATCGGCGGCGCCGTCAGTTCCACGGTCGGTGCCGCGTTCAAGGACGTGACCGGGCGCATCAAGCGCCTTGAGGCTGAAGGCAACAAAGCGCGCGTGCTGCAGCGCACGATTGGCGACACCATCCGCCTGCGCGAAGAATGGAAAAAGGCTCACGACACCGGCGCTGCCGGTGCGTCCAAATTACTCAGCCGTTTGAACTCGAACCTCGACAGCCTGAAAAAGCAGGGGGTCGAGGTCGGCCGGCTGGAAAAAGCCTATCGCTCGATGGGGCAGACGGCCAACAAAGCCGAGCTGAAAGCCAAGGGTCATCAGCAGATCGATTCTGGCGTAAAGGGCATGAAGGGCGCCGTCGGTGCTGCGGTCGTCGGTGTCGGTGCCATGGCGGTACCGGCCAAGGTCAGCGCTGATTTTGGCGCCATTGTGCGAGACATCGCGATCAAGGCCGGCATTGCCAACAAGCCGCAAGAGCAGGAGATGTCGCGCAAGATCATCGACACTTCACGCGACACCGGCATGGCGCGCAACGATGTGGCCGACGTGGTCAATCAGTTGGTCGGCGCCGGTATGGATCTGAGCAAGGCGCTGGAGTACGCGCCTGTCGCGGCCAAGTTTGTCGTGGGGCAGGGATCTAGCGGCGTCGACACGGCCAAAATGATCAATGCCCTGGGGCAGAACGCCAAGATCGCCGACCCCAAGCAGATGCAGCAGGCGCTGGAGGCGATCGCTTACCAAGGGCAGGCGGGCAGCTTTGAAGCGGCCGACATGGCCAAGTGGTTTCCGGAGCTGTTGGCCAACATGGCCAGCAACGGCATCACTGGCTTGGATGCGGTGACGCAATTGGGCGCGATGCTGCAGGTGCAGATGAAGCAGGCTGGCAGCTCGGACGAAGCGGCCAACAACCTGAAAAACTGGATGGGCAAAATCGGTTCGACCGATACGGTCAAGGCTTACGAAAAAGCCGGGATTGATTACAAGGGATCGATGCAGACCGGTTTGCAAAACGGTATGTCGACGCTTGAGACCAGCATGGCGCTGGCTCAGAAATACATTCAGGCGACCGATCCTAAGCGCGCGGCGGCCATGGCCGAAGCGATGTCAAAAATCAGCAAGGAAGCCAATCCAGAAAAGGCCAAGGCCATGATGGCCTCGCTGGAAGAATCCTTGCGCACCGGTGATCTGTTCGCCGACATGCAGGTCAAGGCGGCGCTGTCGGCCTACATGCAGAACAAGGCGCTGTACAGCCAGCTCAAAAACGATTCGCGCGAAGCGACCGGGATCCTCGACAAGAACCTCGCCGAGCGGCGCGAGTCGTCATCGCAGAAATGGGCGGAGATGGCCCAGTCGATGGATGACGCCATGCGCAGCATCGGCGATGCCCTGCGACCTGTGACAGACGTCGTCGCAGAGTCGTTGACCAAGGTTACTAAAGGCATCACGTCGCTGACGGATAGCGCGCCCGGGGTGGTTGCCGGTATCGCCACGGTCGGGGCGGGGCTGATCGCCTTAAAAGGTATCTTCAACACGATCAAGATCAGCAAGGGGCTGCTAAACCTTGCGCGTGGGGCGCGCGGTGGCAGGAATGGGAGCGAAGCCCCAAATAAGGACCCCGGAGAACTTGATCTGGTAGCGACTGGCCTAGATGTTGTTTCGCGGGTGAAGGAAGCGGCAACAGGCGGTGGCCTTGGTGCAGAAAGTGGTTCAGGTAACGACGGCGTCAAGAAGGTTTTCGTCGTCAATGCCGGCGCCATGGGTGGCGGTGTGGATGTGTCGGGCGAATCGCGCCGATGTGGACGTGGGTCAAGGCGCAGCGCTCGGCGCCGGTCGTTGCCGAGTTCGAGGGGGCCTCGCCCGTCTGTGCCTCGTCCCCCTGTTTCGATCCCATCGCCATCAGTCCCTTCCGTTCAAAGTGGGGCATTGTCCAAGCTCGGCGTCGTCGCAGGAACCGTCGGTAAGGTCGGCAAGGCGGCCAAGGTCATACCTGGCGGAACGCTGCTGGAATCCGGCGCGATGGCTTTTGAAACCTTTCAAAACGCCAAGACCAAGGACGAAAAAGCCGAGGGCTACGGTGCGGCCGCTGGCAACCTGGCCGGCACCATGGCCGGTGCAGCAGCAGGCGCCGCCATTGGTTCGGTTGTGCCGATCATCGGCACCGCGATCGGCGGCATGATCGGTGCTTACCTGGGCAGTCAGGGCGGTGCGGCGCTGGGCGGGTCGTTGGGTAAGTCGTTGTTCGGTGGCGAGGATGAAAAGCCCGAACAAATGGCAAAGGCGCCGGCTCCAGCCACGCCGCTTATGATGGCTTCAGCGGGCCAGCAAGGACCGGCGCTGGGGGATGTCGCGCGCTCGATGGCGGTGACGGCGCCGCTCAAGTCGGCGGCGCTGGCTATCCAGCCCAAGGAGCCGGCGAAGCCGGAACCGGCCAAGGTGGATCAAAAGTTTGAGTATTCGCTGAGCATGCCGGTCACGGTAGAGGGGGATGTGAAAGACCCTCAACGCCTGGCGCAGGATCTCATGCCGCACATGCAGCGAATGATGGCGGACGCGGCGAAGACTAACGCCGCCAAGCTGTACGACGAACCCCATGTGTAAGGAGGTCTCATGGCTTATATGGAGAGTATGCAATCAAGTCTGAAGTATCTGGTGGATGCGGCTGAAACCGGGCGGCGTAGCGCGGATGGCATGCTGTCCCCGGTCAATGGCGCGATCCGCGAACTGACCGGCGCCGCATCCGAACTGGAAAACATCCCGTTTGTTGGTCCGGCCATCGGCGCCAAACTTCAGCGAGTGATGCGTGGCGTCGACGCGGCTCAGGCCAAGGTCGGTCAGGTGGTAGCGGTGTACGGCCGCGCCACCCGGGCGGCGGCTGAAGTGCAGGATCGGCTGGGCACATTGAAGGAACAGGCGGGCAAGGCGGCCACGGCGATCAACAACGTCGCCGGCAAAGTCAGCCCGGCGCTGGCCAACATCGTGCCCACCAGTTCCTTTGCCGTGGATGCCACGCCGGCGCCGGAGGCGGTGAAGCCGTTCCCGCACCTGATGATCATTCAGCCGCGCGATCCCAAGATTGAGCCGTATTACTTCAACCTGGACACGGCAGCTTTCGACGAGCTGAGCCGTTCGACCGAATTCCGCTGGGCTTCGCAGGAGCGCTTGACGCGTAGGCCGGCGAAGCAGGCCATCGGTATGGGCGATGAAAAGTTGACGCTCAAGGGCACGATCTACCCGGGCTTCAAGGGCGGTTTAAAGCAGCTCGACACGCTGCGTTCCATCGGGGCCAGGCTTCAACCGCTGACCCTGACCACGGGCTATGGCGAGGTGATCGGGACGTGGTGCCTGAAAAACATCAATGAGGAACAGTCCGCGCTGCTGCACGGCGGGATTGCTCGTAAGCAGGGTTTCACTTTGGAGTTTGAGCGCTATGGCGACGACATGCAGGACGTCTGATGGAGACATGCTCGATGTCATTTGCAACAACGTTTACGGCCATCTGAATGGCAGCGTCGAGGCCGTGCTCGATGCCAATCAGGGGTTGGCTGATGAGCCTCAACCATTCCGGCTGGGCGTGATTATCGTCCTGCCGGATTTGCCCAGCCCAACCAGTGAAGGCGTCAGCTTGTGGGATTGACCTCTGCCGTCGCCGGCGCGGTGCCGCGTTACGCGTAACGACACCTTGTTTTCTGGCCCGCCTTGTGCGGGTTTTTTATTGGAAAAAATCCATGACTCCGATGTTTCGCATTGTCGCCGATGGGGCCGATGTCACGGCCAAGATCAATGATCGGCTGTTGTTACTGCGTACCTCTGACAAGCCGGGCATGGAGTCCGACGAGTTTGAGTTGCGTATCGACGACCGTGATGGTCAGGTGCAATTACCACGGCGTGGCAGCGCTATCGAGATTTACCTGGGCTATGCCGAAACGACCTTGGCGCGCATGGGCAGCTACACCGTGGACACCGTCGAGGTATCAGGCCCGCCGGACACCATCGTGATCAAGGGCAAGGCCAGCGACATGCGTGGCAGTGGCAAAACCATCCGTAGCGGAAGCTGGGAAAACGTGCCGCTGTCGAAGATCGTGGCCGACATTGCCGCGCGCAATGGCTGGCAATCGGTGTGTCCGGTGTCGACCAAAGTCGCGCGGGTGGATCAGCTCAATGAGTCCGATTTTAATTTCATCACCCGGCTGGCCAAACAGTACGACTGCACGGCCAAGGTTGCCGACGGCAAACTATTGGTGATGCCGCGCCAAGGTGGCCAGACGGCCAGCGGTAAGGCGTTTGGCGCTGTAACCCTGACCCGTCGCGACCTCAGCCGCTGGCAATTCAGCCTAGGCGATCGCAACTCCCACAAGGCGGTTGCGACCAAGCACCAGAACAAGAAGGACGGCAAGCTGGAGGTGGTCACCATCGACAACGATGACTCCCCGGACGGTCTGCCGGCGGTGCATACCGATCGCCATATCTACCCGAACAAGACCGCCGCCGAGGCGGCCGCCAAGGCCCGTCTGTCAGCGTTCAATCGCTCGACGGCCGATGTGCGGCTTGAGATGCCCGGCAGGACGGACATCTTTGCCGAGCGGCCGATTCTCGCCCAGGGCTTCAAGGAAGGGCTCGACGGTGAATATCTGGCGGACTCGGTGGAGCAGGTGTTCACCCAATCCGGCTGGTCGACGACCGTCGAATGCAATGCCGGCAAAGCTGGTAAATCCAAGGGCAAGAAAAAGAAAGAGGCTAAGCCACCGCTCAAGGTGGTGAACATCGAGAAGCAATAGCCGCATCCCATCGCCGTCTGAGTGCGTTTTTTTTATGTCTGGAGTTTGTAATGTCCATCACTGAACAACAGCTGCAAAGCATCATGCCCAACGCCCGCCGCCAAGCGGGCGTTTTTGTATCCGCCCTCAATGCGGCCATGGTCCACCGTCAGATCAACACGCCGAAACGCCAAGCTGCGTTTCTGGCGCAAGTCGGTCACGAGTCGGGCCAGTTGCAGTACGTTCGGGAACTGGGCGGCGACCAGTACCTGAGCAAATACGACACCGGTAACCTTGCTGCAAAACTGGGCAACACGCCGGCAGCGGATGGTGATGGCCAGCGCTATCGCGGTCGCGGCCTGATCCAGGTCACTGGCCACGACAACTACCTACGCTGCAGCTTGGCGCTGTTCGGTGACGAGCGATTGCTGCGCACGCCTGAACTGCTGGAGCTGCCGCAGTGGGCCGCCGAGTCGGCCGCATGGTTCTGGTCCGTGAACGGGCTGAACGCGCTGGCCGATCAAAATGAATTCAACACAATCACCCGCAGGATCAACGGCGGCCTCAATGGCCTGCAGGATCGGCTGGAGTTGTGGGGGCGGGCGAGGGCGGTGCTATGCGTTTCGGCGAACTGATCCCGGCGCCGTATCTGCTGTTGGTAAAAGGAGTGCTGCTGGTCGTCTTGGTCGGTGGTTCTGCGTCCATTACCTGGCAAGTACAGGATTGGCGTTACGGCAAACAGCTCGCAGAGCAGGCCCGACTCCACACCGAAACCCTCAACAAGTTGACCCAGGCCACGATTGCGCAGCAGCGTGCCGAACAGGACAAGCGCCTTGCGCTCGAGCAGCGCCTGGCAACCAGTGAACAAACCCATTATCGAGCCTTGAGTGATGTCCAACGTGATCAAGGTCGCCTGCGCGACCGTCTTGCCACTGCTGATCTGCGCCTGTCAGTCCTACTCGATGCCACCACCGGCGCCGGCAACGGATCGCTGTCAGCCTCCACCGCCACCGGCAGCGTGGTTCATGGCCCCACAAGAGCCGAACTTGACCCAGCGCATGCTCAACGAATTGTCGGCATCACCGATTACGGCGACCGAGGACTGATTGCACTCGCCGCCTGTCAGGCATACGCGAAAGAAGTCTCAACACCGAAGTAAAAAAAGGGCGGCCGGTCCAGATGCGTCAACATCCGGATCGACCGCCGTCCCTGCAGATAGTCCCTGCAAGTCCAGCCAAGGCTCTTGCTCCGTGCACAAATCGTGGCGAGCCTAGAACCTGTTTATCCGTACAGTAAAGATCTTGCTTTTTATGTCTACACCCACCCTGCTGTGACCATAGTTAGCTTATTTCTAAGCGCTTGACGATTAAGAGCGAAACAAGCCGCATTCTCGGGCGCTAAATAACGGAAGACCAATAACTTACGGTCGAAAAATAAAAAGGCTTTTAGCCATCACCCTTTAATAGCCAATAACTCTAAAAAATTGGAAGCACTTTCCTATATCGGATCTATTCTCGTAACGCGCAATGGAAGTATGGATATCTTGCGCACCAACTCATGCCATAAACTATTAAAGGACTACTCCATGGAAAGCTTCGCTATTGCGGCATCACAAATTAACTGGAACGGCGGTCAACGGATCACTTTAAATGCAGGTGATACGGCCACTTGCACGACGTTGCGTCCGGGGCAGATTTACGGAATTTTCATTTATAATTCCGCCGGCAGCGATAACAATGCAGCCGTAAATGTTGTATGGAGCAATAGCCAGCCTCCTGCAACCATCACTGTCCCCGGTACCACCGCCAATGCCGGCTTGGCATCGCTGGGATTCGTTTCCGGCACTGACACTCAGACAATCTCAGTTTCGTTGCCTAGTAACAGCGGCATTGCACAGGTTGAGGTGTGGTTGGGCAGTACCAGCATGCCAACGAATACGAGCGGACTAAATAACAACTCGTTGCAGGCTAACGGGGAGCAGTACCCGTTTAACAAATATAATCGCTACTATTCCGTGCCGCCTTCGAAATGGATGAATCTGACAATTGTTAGCAAAATCACACAGTTCATTTCGTGCCAGTTCCGCGAAGCCGCTGCAACCGTATTTGTTGTGAATGAAACGTCAAATGGCTTACTGGTCGGGCAAGTCACTAACATTGGACCTACTGCTTCGGAAAAAGGGGCAGTGACCATTGTTGCCACTCAGATTCAAAACATCAGTAATAACTTGCAGGGCGACGGTACTCAATGGGTCTGGATGGATGCAGATAGCCAGCAAGACTCAACGAGCGCCAGCATTTCATTACAATCCCTATAATCTATAGCAGACGAAGAGTAGAGCCGCGCAGGGCGCGGCTCTTTTTAGTTTCCCGTGTTCGTTTTTAAATCTAGATTATTGTCGGACAATTAAAGTCGGCACGGTTGGTGCCTTGACGCGACTCGCTAACAACTCCGTAACCGCATAATCGCATCCGTAATCGCTTTTGCATTCGTGTCCAAAGTTTCCAGAGCTGCAATTGCGTTACCAGCAACATTGTCTGCACCAGCCCCTGAAATCCAGTTGGTAATCTCTTCAATCGCCGCACCGAGAGCATGCTGGTTGTGCAAGAGCAACGTCAACGCATCAGCAGTGGCGATGTTGCCGTCTGAATTACTTAGCATGTGGATCATCCTTCAGCGAAAGGTTCGTAAAGCCTCATTCGTCCCGCCAGGACAGATTAGCCCAAGCAATCATTTATTGAGGGCTATTTCCGCCCTAAAATGCCGCATCTGTCCCATGTTGCCATTCTACAAACGTCAAAAACCACAAACCCCCGACTTTCTCTAGAAAAATAAGGGGATTGCGTTTTTAGAATTTGGCGGTGAAGGAGAGACTCGAAATCGCTACCTTTAAGGGCCTGTTGCCCACCTCCAAGTGAACGCCCAGCTCGCTCCATTGCTATCTGCTTTACATTATCGGCCGCTTTCGGCCGAGGCTGTGTAAAAACGTTTTTGAGCGCTTCAGGTGCTCAAAACCGCACTGGAAATCGCGTTTCTATGCGAAATCCACATCTGCAGACGTGCCGATAAATTTCAGATTTAACGTAGACGCGGACACTTCAATTTTGGCGAAGCGTTTTTACACACTCTGGGCCGATAACGGTCACTCGGGTGTCATCAAAACCGCAAGCGTCATCTTGATGAATTCCTCGTTCTTGTCTATTGCCCAGAGGGCGCCCCGGACGTTCTCAGCGACATCGGCCGACCCTCGCTGCTCAACCCAATTCGATAGCTCCATGATGGCGGCTTCGAGGGCGAGTTGGTTTTCGTTGATCTTGAAGAGCAGGGAAGGGAGCAGGTCTGAGTTGGGCATTTTGGTTTCCTTGGTAGCCAAAGAACCAGCGTAGCACCGTGTTACATGAAGAGTTTTTTAACGATCGGCAGGACGCCGGAGATGGCGAGTTTTGTAACGCGTTGCAAAAAGTTTTGTAACGCTTCGGAAAACGCCGCACAAATCTCAGATCCCAGAAACGACAAAGCCCTGAATAATCAGGGCTTTGTGGGTACAAATATGGCGGAGGCGATGGGATTCGAACTCATGGACCTGTTACAGTCGACGGTTTTCAAGACCGTTGCCTTAAACCACTCGGCCACACCTCCGTTGCGTTGCGGGCGCCATAATACCTGA